CGCTTGCACAATCCCTTCGGGGAGCTCCCCCGATGGGGAGCCAAGAACGTTCTTCCGCTTAACTTAATAGCATCGTTCCCGCAAGGGCGAACTTACGGTGAACAAGATACGGATCTTCTTCAAATCCATCTATCAGGACTCCCAAAGCGAACAAGCGCAATAGGATGCTTCTCTGCACTCATCCCAAGTTGTTTGTACGTGGGGATATCTCAGAAATCAGACATCATTATACAAGCGAGTACCCCGCCTTGCAGGATCCTGTAAGGCGGGGTACTCGTATCATTGTAGTTTGGTGGTATCTTGTGATAAATCCACGAACACCATCTACTTAACGCCTTCCTACTTCTACATACTGGCGAGACTATAAAAGCCTGTCTCGCACCATGATAGGGATTGAGGCAGGCATTGATGTTGGCACTTCGCAGGGAGATTTTCAGTAATTGTTTAATTTACAGTTCGACGCGCTGTAAAAATAAAAACCTAAGAAAATCAGTCATATATGTAAATAAATAAAATAAGAAACGTGTTGTTTGGCACAAGAGGTTCGCTTATTTCCCTGCGAAGCGCGTTAGGTTGTAGTGCGGCATTCAGTCCTGATTGACGGCAGTCTCTCAAAACAAGCCGCTGGTGGTCAAGGATAGAGTTGAACTATCGTTAGACGCTTATAAGGCGTCCGTTCTAACCATTGAACTACTCGACCAGAAAGAAGGCGGGTGGAGAGATCGTTGAGAGCGAAGGGATACTCTCTCCACCCATGCATAGGCAAGGAAGCATCGAGACTTTCACCTTGGTGCTTCCACAATGCCCGCGCGTCCGCAAACACGCGGTGACTTTCCGCTATAGTGGGAAACAGTTTTTAATCACTGTTGCATATATTATAAGTAGCAACCACTCGCCGTTTGTTTCAGGGCGGCGCCCCGTGAACCGACAAAGGATTTCTCGTCTATTAAGACTACTGACATTCGCCAACCCAGCCGGTTCATTTCGCGAAAAGGGTTAAACAGGTATTTCCCCTATCGTCCCCACATGCGGCGGTTTCCCGCCTAGACTGCTTTCAATGTCGTCAAGCATCTTAAGAATCCGCTTGCCTTCCTATTGCCCGGATGTATTCACACCTGTTAGCAGACAATATCCGTATGCAAGAACCGTCCCTCTTTCGTGTCAGGAATACGCCTGTCATTCTGTATACAGTCCGGCAGGTCCTTGGTGGGTGTCATTTAATCTCGCACCTAGAGAGATTGCAAACCATTTCCGTGAAGTCAAGAAAATGGTGGCAAGGGGTGATGGAATCGAACCATCGTAAGCGAAGTCAAAGTCCGCTGCACTTTCCACTGTGCTAACCCCTTCTATGGTGGGAGTCAGTTTACCTCTGCTCCCAGTGAGGCACAAGATTTAAGGAGGTCTTATGATGAATCGTAACGATCCGCTATGCTCCGTATGCCGAGACGAAGCAATGGTGGGAGTCAGTTTGCCTCTGCTCCCAGTGAGGGGTCTGCGTTGGTCGTGACCATCATTTTTAGTTGGGGCAATGATGGTTCAGAAAGGAGTAAGAGGGAAAGGATGAAAATTTGAGACAGATAATAAAAGAAACTTTCCCTCTTCACAATTATTATACGATAGGTGCTTAACGCGCGGCAAGCAACACGGCAATGGCGGCGATGGCGATGCCATCACGTTGACGCTTCACCACTCTTACCTTGTGTTTGTAGGTTTCTATTTCTTTCTTCAACACTTCGGAATCTTTCTTGCATGTCTCTATCTCTTGCTTCGCTTGATTCAATGAGCTTTGTGCTTTCGTCAATGAGAGCTTGGTCTCGTTGAGTTTTGTTTCTAAGGTCTGACAGTTCGCTTGCAATGTCAGAAGCAGCTGCTCCTGCTCCGTCGAGTTCGCCTTGAGCATTGTTAAGTTGGCTTTGAGCGTCTGACATTCCATCATCTGCTCGTTCCAATCCTTCTTGAAGTCGTTCCATTCCTGGCTCGTCATTGTGATGTATTCCGTAGTCTCCTCTGCATAAGATGTAGATGGTACACAAAAGCACAACGCCAATGCAAATAAAGACAGGGTAATAGCACCGCAAGCACGTTTTAATTTTTTCCACATTTATACCTCCAATAATAAAAATGAGGGGCGATACGGATACCGCCCTTCTAAAATTATTCCCTATACAGGTAAATATAGACTACTGAACATAATCGAATACAGGTTTCAGCTTCTTCTTATCCTCTTTGGAAAGTCCCGATTGCGAACGCTCCACTCTGGTGGACTTCTTGTCATCCTTGAGAGCTTTAATCTCTTTGTCGGAGTAGCCCATCTCTTTGAGCTTCTGACGGTTACTGCTCGACGGATCTTTGAAGTATTCAGACTTTGCTTTCGCTCTGTCGTTCTTTTTCTGCTCCTTGTAGTTATAGACGATGCTCTGTGCATCGGTAGCATTGGCTTCTTTGATTGTTCTGAAACCAAGTCCACGGACGATTCTGTCGCGGGTATCGTAGTCAACCGTCTTTCTGCCCTTGCTATCGGTGTTATATCCGGCTACTGCGCCATAAATATTGCCTGCCGCAGGGGAAATAGCCTTCATTGCACCGTTGGTATCTCCGTTGAGTACCGCCTTCGCGAGCTGAACGGTGGTAGAGCCGAGCGGACCGCCCGTCACGATGTTAGACGTTTCCGGCACCACGCCCTTCAGTCCGACACGTTGGGAAATATCAACACCAACGATTGCGCCTGCGCCATAGTTTGCTACGTTTACAAGAGCCTTTCTGTCAGCGTTGTTTCCTGCCCATTCCATCATGGCGCGTTTCGCCTCTTTTTCTGGATCATCGAACCCGAGGAGTTTCAGCAGGGAAAGAAGTGCATCTTCAAATGGGAAAGCGTTCCAGATGCCGGATACCAAAAGGTATGGAATGAAGAACTCGAGCTTCTGCTTCGTGGTGGTATTCCCCAGTATCGGCAGGAAGTCGGAAATTACTTCCATTTCTTTTACGCCGTACTTCTGGAATTGGAGAGCCATGTCTCCGATGACAGTGCCTTGAAGTGCGCGGAAGATGCGGGGTGCATCTGCTACGGAGTAGTCGAAGTTTACCTTTCGGTTTATGTCTCTGGCGTACTGGATAGCCTCGCCCTTAGAAAGTCCGTCTCCTATTGCCTTGTAGTAGGCGGCAAGAATAGTGGCTTTTCGGATGGTCTTTTCGGCGAGGGTGAACGGTTTCATAAGGAAGTTGTTCACGGAGTTTATGACATTCCCTACTTTAGAGAGTGCCGTTCCTTCTGCGGTTATATGCCCGATGCTGTCGAGAGCAAGCCCAGATTCTTCGGATACGCCGGACGCGACAAGTATTTTCTTGTCTGCTGCGTTCGGATGGAGCGCACGTTTCAACCCTACCGCGGTTTTCCTTGCGCCAACATATCCCACGCAGTTGAAGAGCTGCAAGGTGTTGACGAACCCCGATGACAAGGATGCTCCGAGCTTCAGTACGCCTGTCAGTCCGGTGAGGTTGCCCGCCATACGTCTTGCCGGTCTTGCTTCGTTCTTGAACCATGGGAACAGACGGAGGAAGTCGTTGGCAAGGGTTTCAAGTCTGCTTGGCTTTCCGAGAACAGAATCGATATATCCCTTGCAGAAGGCGGCTTCACCCGTCCAGTCCTTGTTGTAATCGCCGAAGGCACGCTCGAAGAAGCTGATAGCCTTCTGCTTGAATGGGTCAAGGGCAACATACCGCGAGGAAGAATCAATGTGATGCTGAATAGCCCATATTGCGTTCTTCTCAAACCCTTCTGCACCTTTACGGTGTTTCTTCGCTCCGTAGTAAACGTGACGTCCTTTCATGGTCGCATGGGTCATTTCCCGAGCTTCATCAAGAGTAAGGGATGCGCCTTTGCTAAGGCTTTCCATGAGCTTGAAGTAGTCCATATCGCCTAAGAGGAGCGGGTTCTCTACATCGCCCTCGGAGGAGAACTCTTTAGGAGCGATGATAAATTCCCCGCCCTCTTCTTTCTGCATGGCATCTGCTTTCACTACCGCTTTTTCGATAGTGTCTGCGCTACCGACAACCTTGCTCTTAACGTTTCCGTCTGCATCAGTGTACTTCTTCATGATGAGTACGCCGTGGAAGATGTGCGGCATGTAGCCTTCCATGTTGGTAAGCGGTTTGTTGTAGGCGAGGTAAGAAACCTTGAAAGAGCCATCATCCATTTGCTTGCGTGCTTTGATATATACATCCTTGTCTTTTGACAGTGCTGAAAGCTCTTCACTGGTCATGACGCTATGGATTTCTTTATATCCGCGCGTTTTAATGGATACTTGGAACACGGGCTCGCCGTCTTTCGTCGTTTCTCTAATGTCGTGCATCACGAACGTGTGCGGACGTTTAGCGAGCTCTTTCTGTGCTTTCTCCGCCCCTTTGCGCGTCTTGTACGTGAAGTTCTCTACTCGTTCACTGGTATAGACCGCATTGACCGCATTGTAGATCTTGCCGAGAAGGTTACGTGTCTTTTGATGTGCCTTGATCACATTTTCAGATACGCCTGCGTCACGGAGTTCTTCGTCAGAGAATACATATTGTTTCATGTCCTCTTCCCAGAGAATATCCGTATAGCGGGCTTTCTCTTCTTTGTTAAGGTTCTTGATGGCACCGGCGAAGTTATGCGTCCACCTGCCGCGGAGTTCCTGCAATTCACGTTGTGCCGTATCTGCCAGCCCCCAAATGTAATTTGTTTTCGGAGACTTGATGCGAGACGGAGAACGGACGGTGTTATTGAGTGCGGTATTGGCGACGCCCCATCCTTTCTTCTTCGCCGTCTTGTTCACGCTGATGTTCGGATTGGCTTTCGCCTTTGCTAAATCAGGGCGGAAAGTTCGGTCGATATAGACGCCCGCTTTTTCGCCTAAATCCTTGTGAGATTTAAGGTACTTCTCTGCTTCATTAAGCGGATTCATCTTGTACTTGACGTTCCTTGCGGCGGTGTTGTTTTCGTTGCTGCGTTCCCACATCTCGCCGCTCTCGAGCTTCTGGAAAACATGTTGGTCGTTCTCGTGGAATAAGGAGAGGAGCTTGTGTGCCATGTCGGAAATTTTCTGCATGATTTTCCCTGCGATCGTCCCCTGCTTCATCTTACGACGGATCTTCCACTCTCTCATGCCCTCTGCCGCGCCTTCTTCGCTTCCGTAGGTTCTAAGAAGCGCATTGCGCTCTCTGTCGGTCAGCAAGTTCCATGCAAGGTGCATGGCTTCGTGGGATATGGTTTCGTCAGGGCTGTCCATGGTAAGGGTGATAAGTGCATCTTTATCCACCATCTCAATCTTGCCGGACGCCTTTTCGTTGCCTTTCAGGGTGCCGCCGTAGTCTTTTTGCGCTTTCGCACGGTCTACGGAGATGGTGCCATCTGTGAAGTTGACTTCCACGTGACTGCCGTTGGGGAGGTCAAAGGATACGCCATTATCATGGGTTTCGATGTTCTGCGCGTTAGGGAATACGGAGAGGGTCTGCTTTGTCATCTCTTCCGGGGAAATGCGCTTGCCGCCTTGGGAAAGGGAATACTTCGTTTCCTCCTGGCTCTCGATTGCTTCATAAAGGTCGTTCAAATCCTTCTTGCTTGCAGTTATCTCAATGGTGTTTTCGTTGGAATATACTACCCAGTTTGTCTTGTCGATGAACTTCTTCTTGAATTTGTCCCAGCTGCCCGGCTTGTCGAAGGATACTGTTCCAGTGTCGGTATTGTTTTCCCTCATGCTCAGCGCGAGCCCGTCTCGAATGTTGTTTTCTATATCATAGACATCCGGGTCATCCACATCTAAATCATAAGAGCCAAAGGATGTGCTTTCGTATAGTGTGATTGGAGTAGGCTCGATGCTGTCTAACTCTCTCTGCCGTTTGGCTTTCTCTTCAATCTTTTTCCGAAGCTCCTCCTGTTCCTCTCGGAGGGATTTAATCTTTTCGTCATCTTTGAAGGTATCACCCTGTGATTCTTTAGCTTCAGCGAGTTCGGATTCGTTCTTCTTGAGTTCCGTCTCATAGCCTTTCAGCTTCGCCGCCGGTTGCGTTTGCATGGCATTCCAAACGCCGATTGCGGTCGGAGTAGCCGCTCCATAAGAATCTTTGCCCTTCGCGTAAACGGTAAGAGCTTCCGATGCAAATCCAGCCTTAAAAGACGGATTGTTGCCGCTGACGTAAATATCAAGCCCTCTAGCACTTGCTATTTTAACGTCCTTGAACTTGGCGTTATCCACTCCATACTTATGTGCTATCTTTGCAAACTCTTTGGCGACATGCTCTTTCTCTTTGCTGAACGCCTTGTTAGCTTCGATTTTGTTCTCGTAAACCGCCTGACCAATTTTCATACTAAACTTTGCCGAGCTTGTCTTTTCCAGCGTTGCCATGTCATCTTTGACGGATTCAATGGCGGTCTTGAACTTGTCTATCAGTTCCGGCGCTGTGACGAGTACGCGCTTAGAGAGTTCCTGCGACTTCTCAAAGGTGGTTTTTGCCGATTCAAGCTCCGTAAGCTGCGACATGACTTGGCGGTATCTCTTCGTGTCAGGGTCGGCGTTGGCGAGTTCTATGAGGGCTTCAAAGTTATCTCCATCCACGTCGCTGGTGTCGGCGTTTCTTGTACTCTTGTCACCTATCATGAGCTGATTGATAACATTCTTCTTGGTGTTTACTGTGTCCCAAAGGTTTTCGTCATACGTCCCTTTGGTTACATAGTTATAGATGCGGACTTCTTTGTTTTCGTTCCCTTGGCGAAGTATACGCCCTTCTCGCTGCTCTATATCTCTAGGACGCCACGGGCAATCAAGGTGATGAAGTGCCACAAGTTTGTGCTGCATGTTCGTGCCTGCGCCCATCTTCTGCGTAGATCCAATGAGAACACGAACCCTGCCTTCGTTCACCGCTTCAAACAGTGCAGCCTGCGCCTTATCTGTTTTGGCGTCTTGAACAAATGCTATGTCACTTTCAGGGATACCAAGCTCTATAAGGCGGGACTTCAATGCGTCGTATGCGTTCGGATCGTTGCTGCTTCTATCAGGAATAGACTGGTCGCAGAAAACAAGCTGCGCTCCATGACGATCAGAAGAATCTTTCCATTCTTCGTAGATTTTATCAGCGCATGCCCAAATCTTGCCGTAACCCTCGACGCCAGTGAGGGAATCGTCAACAGTAAACGGAGCAAGAGATGCCTTTTTGAGGTCATTAGCGACAAGGAGCGGAGAATCTGCGACCTGTAGGTATTCCCCAGTCTTGGCGAAATGGGCTTTTGATTCCTTGCTCTTGCTGTTAATCATCGGGGGATCTTTCCTGCCGCTGCTCTTTATTGCAGCAACTCTGGCACGGATGTCTTTCTTAAACCGCTTATTCCACGCAGATTCTTCTATCGCTACTGCAACACGTTTCGCCTTTGGTCTTGCAGCCGCTATATACGGCAGATCCTCCACCATTTTTACATCAGCGAACTCTTTGAAAAGGTTGATGCATTCAGGGGCGTTTCTAAGCCCACGAACCGCCGTCTTGTATTCATATCCCGATCCATCTTGGGCTGGCACTTCGGTCTGCCCTATATCGATAAACATTTTGGCGAATTGATCGAATGAATCCACGCCAAGACGTTTGAGGGAATCATCATTGAGGTATCGGCACATCGTATAAAGCTCTACAACGGAGTTAGAGATTGGCGTGCCGGTGGCAAATACGACGCCGTGCGCGTTGGGCGAGTGCAGCAGATGCCGCGTTTTCATCAGCATATCAAAGGAACGGTCAGCCGCAGATTCAGAAATCCCTTTGACTTGCCCGTACTTTGTCATGACTTCCAGATTCTTGAAGGTGTCAGCCTCATCGACAAAAAGCTGATCTATCCCCAGATCCTCTAAAGAAGGCGACTCAAAGTCTTTCGCCTGCTTTTTTGCAATGAGGGCGTTAAGTTTCCCTTCTAACTTGGCAATCTTTTCCTGAATGTTTTTGAGTGATTTGCTCTTCTTCCCGGCTTGGCGTTCCTCTGCCTGTTCTTCTGCAAGGGCTCTCTTGTATTTTTCAAGCTCTTCAGTTCGGAATTGCATCATGTATTCATCGGACATGGGAAGTCTTTGGAATGTTTCGTGAGACATGATTATGGCGTCCCAGTCGTGCGTGAGGATCTGGTTGAGCGCGGCGTTTCTCTTGGAAAGCCTAACTTCTCTTTTCTTTGCTTCCTCGTCAGAAACATTTACTTTCTCGAAGATAGGCACACCGTCGGCGTCTTTAACCGCGACAAGTTTCTTCTTCCCGTTTCGATCTTCTCGAAGCTCCATTTTGGGCTTCACGTCATAGTGTATAGACGTGATGTTATCAGGGAGCGTGGAGCTATCAAGAACAAGAATCTTTGCACTTGGGCATACTTGATAGAACTCACGTTCAAACTGTCTGACTACGTTTTTCGGTACGCAGTAGACAATTTTGTTGGCAAGTCCCATTCTGCGAAGCTCCAACCCTGCCGCTTGCATTGTCAACGTTTTGCCAGAGCCTACACAGTGTGCATAAAGAACCGACTTCTCGTTGATAGTTCTCCATACTGCGTCAGCCTGATGCACTCGCGGCATCATGTTGGCAGCGGCATTAAGCCACGGGAATGTGAGAAGCGATCCGTCATAGTGACGCGGCACAACGGCATTGAACTTGTTGTTGTACGACTGCCCTACGCGCTGCTTAACTTCCGGCGTTTTCAGAATCCATTCTTTAAGTTTTTCGTTGATGTCCTTTACTATGGTCTGCGCTTTAACTTCTGCCGCCGCTCTAGCTTTTCTGACCGTTTCGGAATCATCATCCTTGACCTTGAAGTTAGAACTCTCAATCTTGCCCGTGTTCAATATCTTACTAATAACAGTATTGATACCTACGTTGTCTCTGTCATCATAGGATACTCTTGCTATTTCGTATTTCTCGTGCGCTTGGGCTGAAATGCGTCCATATCTAGGCGTGGTTGTTACTTCCCAGTACGTGGTAACGGGATTGTAGCGAACAACAACGGCGTTTGGCTCGCCCAAGAGGTCATCGATGAATGCTTGCGTATCTTCCACGGAAAGAATCGGAGAGCCGAGCGGGATTTCAATGTCCTCTACCTCTATGTCGGCAGGGATGACGGCTTTCAGTGCTTCTACGTTTCTCGCATATTCTGGCTCAGAACGTGCGGCATCTTCTGCAAATGCGAGCTTTTGGCGCACATTGCCAGAAAGATATTCGTCACGTGGGACGTACTGCTCGCTTACAGGGTCTTTGAAGAGACGGTCTCCCAGTTCTTTTATGATAGCATTCTCGCTCTTACCAAGTACGCTCGCCATGTATTTTATGTCAGCGAAGCCAAGCTTGCGGAGAGAGGACGCAAGTGCATCACTCGTCGTGGATATGTTTAAGTCGTCAGTCGCAGGGTACGCCGTTCTTTCTGTCAGAATGGGGGCTTTCTCTGCGGTGCTTTCCTTGCCCTTCGTCCCAGCCTTGTATTTTTGTTCAAGGGCGAGAAGTCTGCCGGCAATAGGAGAACCTGAAATCTGGCGCACGTTGGTCTTGTCGTTGATATATCCGTATTTTCTTACGAACGAATCATATTGCTTGTTAAGCTTCTCGCGTGCTTTAGAGAGAGCTGCTTCAGAAATGTCTGGATCAACCTGTTTCGCAAGTACATCGTTCAGCGAATCGCTCAGCTCTTTGAGTGTGCCGACCTTAGCTTGTGCGCTCTTCGCAAACGGTTTCAGTTTCTTCTCGCCGTTATCGTCTATAACAACCTGCCCCCACTGTCCATCTTTCCCCTTGATGATGTCGCCGACGTTTTGCCCATCCTCTGCGTCAGCAAGCTCTTTTACATGGGAAGGTGTGTTAATCTTAACGGGTTCACGTGGAACGTATACGTTTTCTGGCAGTCGTGCGATAGCTTCTCCGAGCTTCTTATCCGTTTCCGCATTGCTTGACGTATGGAACTCAACGTTTCTGCTGCCATATCTATCGCGCACCAATACAGGGTCGCCAATTATGTTATCGGGATTATCTTCGTAATATCCGTTTATGGTTTTCCAGATGTTCCGCCCTTCCTCATCTTTCATCTCTATAAATCTAAGGTTATCTGTCCAACCATTCGTAGCGTCAACGGTATCCGGGGTCTCGCCTTCGTTAAGTTTTCTGAAAACAACTATATCCGTTCCGACATTTGCCGATGGGGCAAAAAGCGTGTTAGGAAGTCTGACCATACCAACCAGCTTGGCTCTACTGGAAAGATAGCGAAGAAGTGCATTGTCATAGCCGGTCTTTCTGTCCATCGTCCCGCTGGAAGTCATGAATACGATGAGCCCACCCGGTCTTACCTTGTCTAATGTTTGCGCGAAATAGTAGTCGTGGATAAGAAGCGACTTATGAACGTGACCATCGGGATCTCTCATCGCAGGAACGGGTGCCCATACGCTATTTGAGAATGGAACATTAGTGATAGCTAAATCATAAAAACCATTGCCACGGTCGAACTTGGTGTAATCTTGGTTGTCTATCTTGAACTTCTTGCTCTGATAAAGCTGTTTCGCGATTCTTGCAGGGATGGGGGAAAGTTCAACGCCTTGGAGCGCGGTACTTCTTTCTCTAAGAGATGCAGGCATCAGACTGAAGAAACTGCCAACACCGCAAGATGGATCAAGCACGCGACCGCCCTTGAATCCGAGATGTTCTGCGAGTTCCCACATTCTGCCAATAACAAACGGCGGAGTGTAGAAAGCCGTTAATAGCTCTCGCTCCGCCGCATTATATTCCTCTTCGGTGAGAAGTTCTTTAAGCTGTGCCATTCTCTTGGCGTCGCTCTTCATTTCACTGCCCAGTCCGCCCCAGCCAGAATATCCTGCAAGGATTTCCTGCTCTGCCGGGGTTGCCATTCTGTTTTCGCTTTCAATCTTTTTAAGAAGTTTGATTGCTGCGATATTGTTGTCCACCCTCTGCGTCTTAGACGCACCTTTGGCGTCGGGCGGAACTGGTTTGGCGATGTAGTCATTGCCAGGAACGTCCCTTGCATCTTTGACTTTCCCTTTGGCAATATCCGTCTCAACCTTGTCTGCTTTAGTGGAAATTACAGGCTTCTTAGTTCCTCCTGCCGAAGTTCCCTCGCCGTTTGCTCGTTCCATGCGAGTTCCATCTTCAGTCTGTCCTCGTCCCAGTTTTCTGCTTCCGCCTGTTCCCTTGTTCTTTGGTTCAGCACTTTCAGCGTCTGGTCCTCGTTCTCGTCCGCCATCTCTATCCGGCGTCTCGCTATTTCCTCTAGTGGTTCGTTGTTCTCCTTTTCCACTTGTGCCGCTCTTTCCGGGTCCTCCCACTTCCACTGGTCTGCCAGATCCTGATTTTCGTCCTCGTACATCTTTGTCCTCCTTTGTAGACACAACATTGGAATTGCCTTCCTCTATTGTATCATTTTCTTGAGGGTTGTCCACGAATTTATCACCGCCGTCAAATATTTTGGAGACCGTATCCACATCTTCTGGCGACATGTTTTGAATTACATCTTTTCTGATGATACCGCCTTGATTAAATGCGTAATCTATGAGGTCTGTTCCTGATTTATCGGCGACGTTAGAAGGCTCGCTCTTTTTAGCTGGCTCGGCATCCTTCCCTTTGTTGAAGTATGCCTGCACACCACGAAGAGCCGCGTCAATGTAATCGTTAAGTGTGGATGCCGCCTTGTCCCCGTACTTGCTTCTAATGTCATCTTTGATGGCATCCGCCGTTTCCAATCCGCTTTCATAACGTGCGCCGACTGCCTTCAATGCGACTACAAGTTTTTTTGCATCGAACTTTTTGCCCGTATCGGGGAAGGATTTGACTGCCTCCCACGCGGGTGCGAGCCACGGTTCTATATCCTTTTGCTTCACGCCCTTGGCTTTGAATGCCGCGATAGTCTTGCTCGCGAAATCGGCAAACTTGGTAATGCCGCGTTGCGTGTACGCAGCACAAATCTTAAACACGGGTACAAGAATAGTCGGGTCAAACCCTGCGTTTAGGTTGCGAGTTTTGCTAATGAACTCCTCGATGTATCCTTGGATGGCTTCATCACTGTCATCGACTAGCCTATGCTTCTTGTGAATCTCATCTTTCGAAGGCTTTGCTCCCGTTGCTTCCTGCGCCACTTTCTTTACCGTCTGTTCTGTATTCGCAACCGGCTTTAGCCCGAATGCCTTCTCCAAATCTTTGTCGGCATCTTCTACACTGCCGAATACTGTTTCTTTAGGCGTGGAAGGCTCTTCCCCCTTCGACGCTTCAATCGATTTACCAGTGGTAAGGTCTAAATCATGCTTGTTATTGACATTTTTCAATGTTTCGTCTATATTATTGGTAGAAGCAGGCAAGTTAGATTTTTCGGTTGCGCTCTGTGGAATAGATCCGGCGTTTTTTCTATTACCACCATCTTGAACCGCTCCATTGCCGGTAGTGGAGGATGGGGATGCGCTCCTATCAAAAATCTTCTTGCCTGCTTCTTTTTGCATGCGTTTTGTGTTTTTGGGGATAGCCGTCACAACTGTATAATAACCGTTCCCATCCCCCTGTAATTCAAGGTCTAACGGCATTACATTAAATTTGCTTCCAACTGACGCGAGCTTAATTCTTCCGCCGCCCAAATCGTATATTATGGAAAAATTATTGATTATATCCAGAATATATTCTTCGGCATTATTATAGCCTAGTTTCTTGAGCTGGCTTTCACGCTTTTTGATGTGTATAATTCCAAATCCGGTTTCTTTCCCGTTGGCAACTCGAGAAAAGCCAACCTGCAACCGAATCCCTTTTGCTAAAACCTTACCTCTGGTCGCATCTTCAATTTCTTTCCCAAAATGTCCAAATTCTTTACTTCTATCTGGCTTCACAATAAAATCTCTCGCATCTGATTCCGAAAGAAGTCTGCCTGATTCTGTGGTATACCCATTTGCAAGGGTGGGCTGCTGTTCTGAGCCTTTTTCGTTATGTGGTTCTTCTTTCTTGCCGCTAGATGGGGTTTCTTTCGGTGGAGCTTTCTTTACAGGGTTCTTGCCTTCGGGCGTCTTACCGTCTTTGCTTTCTGACGGCTTACTTTGTTCAGGTTTGGCGTTGTCATTTTTATTTTCTTCGGAGCGATGTACTTGCTGGTTCTCTTTATGGTTCTCATTGGTGTTCTCCTTTGCGAAAATGGTTGGCTTCTCAAGCCTGCTCTTGGTATCGGGTTCGTAGGCATTGCGGTTCTGTTGTCTGTTCCGCATATCCTCTCCAATGCCTTGACGATCTCTGGATGGCATAGAGACGCTTAACCTATTTGGGTTTTTATATGCACTCATATCACGGCTTCCGGCACGGTTCTGATTAGATGCATCTCCGTTGTTGCCACTAGAGGTAATGCCTGTAACTCTATCCTTGCGTGCTTCATTGCCGCTCATGTTCTCGTTAATATTGTGGAAACCCTGCATGACTTTGTCCCGATTGGCATAGCGGGTAGCATATGGCGCGGGTTCGTACTTGCTGAAGTTGGTGTTTTTGGCATCACGCTTCTCTTGCCTTGCCCGTGCAATAGCCGCTTTTTTCTGCTCCTTTGGGCTCGGAGCTTCGCCAATGTCATATGCCCTGTTCTCGTTAGTTTCTCTGTTCTTCCGTGCTTTGTTATCAAGGCGAACGGCTTCTCTCGGTGTGCTTGCACGTTGTGAAGAAATAACCCCATCACCGCCGCCAATGGCAATGTCGCCGCGCGCATTTTCATTGTTTCTTTCATACGGAAGGCGCATCGCTTCATCACGACTCCCGTAGCGTGGAGTGTATGGCTCTTGTGCTGGAACGACCTTTGGTAGAACTACAGGCTCTACCTTATGGTATTCGTTCAACACATCGTCTTTGACCGCTTGCAGAATATCTTGGTTAATCTGCATTGCGCCTAAACGTTTGAGTGCATCCTTGTCTCCATCCACGAACGCTTGCTTGACCACTTGTCTAAGGCGGCTGTTTTTAAGTGCCTTGTTGATTCTGTCTTGCGTGGCAGCAGACGCCATGTTTCCTCTGGTCTGTCTATCGCGGCGTTGATGGTCTGCGATGCCGTTCACCTTGCGAGGCGTATAGATTTGCGGTTCAGTGGACGGAAGAGAGGTAGAAGCGTTGCTTGCAGGCTCTTTGATGGAGCTTGGAGCAGGGATAACAGGGGCGACGTTCGGCTGCACTGCTGTCATGCCGCCTTCGTTGCTTCCTGCCTGCACGTTGCCTTGGGGAGTGTATTGCATGCCCTTTGGCTTCTTCGGCGTGTATACAGATTTGTTGTCGCCTTCCACACGACCGGACGGCTGATACATTCCGCCGTCGGATTTAATCGACTTGGTGCTGCTAATGGAGTTCCCACGCCCTTGCGGTATAGCCATCGGGTACGTAACGGATTGCGTCATTTGCCCAGTAGCGGCGTTGTTTGCTGCCGATTGAGTATTTCCTTGGACGGCAGGTTCCGATGCGCCCTGTGCCGTTTCAGGAGAGTTTGCGCTCCATCCATACTGCGCGGCTAATTCTTCCTGTGCTTTCTTGTTCTTGTCCTGAATCGCCTTACGAACGGCGTTCAGTTTTTCTACATCTTCATCGGTGTCGGCTGGCAGCGTTTCTTCGAGGTCTTTCAGAAAATCTTCTGCGCTCTTCGGGTTTGGAACGGAAGAACCGCCCCTTTTGCCTCCACTGTATACTACGTTCGGGTCTGCACCGCCATTCATGAATATATCGTATATCTTTTGGGCGTTGGCTGCCTTCTGATTTCTTATTTCATCCGTTCCTTCGGAGCGTTCATAGAACTTATCTGCAAGGCGTCCTGCTTCATCGGGGGATTGTGCCTTGATTATTTCCTGCAATGCACCGCTCTCGCTTCCTTTCAGCTCGTGAATAAGGAAGGAAATCTGTGTATCAAGATCGTTCGGGTCACCGCCTGTTTCTTCTGCAAACGCCATGAGTTCGTCTTGGCGTGGACCGAGCCACTGCCCGATGCCATAGGAGCCGCTTTTCGGGTTCTTTGCGGTTGGCGAAATGTCGGTCGTGTTCCCACCGCTTTCAAGCATAAGCCCGCCGACAATGCCGGATGCAGCTTTGGGATCTATGCCGAGTTCGTTCACAAGGCGGTTCATGGCGTGTATGGCAGGGCTAGGAGATGGTGTGTCCCCATTGCCGTTATCAACACCTGCGCTATCTTGCCCCGTCTCCTGTTGTGGGGCTTGCGCCTTGCCGTTAATGGCTCTGCCGATTCCCGCAAAGCCGCCGCCGTAAATGCCGCCGACAACACCGGCGTCAACTGCGTTGGATGCGAGCTGCCCCCAGTCAAACCCATCAAGGCTTCCATGCTCTGCAATGTAAGGGATGGTCTCATCAGGAAATTCCTGCACAGCTTCCGTCAATCCTTCTTTGACAAACGCCTTCCCCATGAGCTTAGCCGCCCCTTCCGTGCCAAGTTCGCGGAACGCCTTCAGCCATCCCATTTCGCCGACGCCTTCAAGCGGAGCTTGTGCGGCTGCGTCAAGCCACCCTGCCTGACCTGCAGTAAGCGGGTCTACGCCTTTCTCCGTAAGGTCGTTGTATGCGTCCCCTGCAATGCTCCCCGCCATAAGTGCGACACCCAGTGCAGGGTTTATGATACTTGCTCCGAGCTGTGCCGCCATCAGTGGGGCGTTCTCAAGAATCATGCCGCCGATTTTCTTTGGATACGAAAGTTGGCTTTCATCGACGTTAGATTCCCAGTTTGCATCAGGAAGTGCGTCTTTAGCTGCCTTAACACCAAGGCGTGCGCCTTCCCAGATGGGGGCGGTAGTCCCCTTTATCTGGTTTTCTACATCACTAAGTGCTTCCTTGTCGGCGTCGCTGTCCATAAGCCCCGTTCCGTCAAGGTCGTTTTCCAGTTCCTGCATGACAACGGGTCTTGTCCTAGCTGCCATCGCCGGTATACTTTCTACCGCGCCCAAAAGGCTCTTTGGAACGTTAGCAAGCCCATTGTGAAGTTTAGTCGTCCAGTAGTCGTGATATTCCTTGCCATCAAGAAGCCCTCTTGCGTCAATAGGCTTAAATTCGTTTGGCTCATCGTTGTTATCCTTCAACCAATCCCATGCCATAAATGTTTGTCTCCTTATTCCGTAATAATGTTATACATTTGTCTAGTCTCCGGCGTAAGTGCCTTGAGATATTCGATTGCGTTTTCCATCTTTCCGTTTCCGGCAAGGTTTTCTCTGATATAGTTTGCGGCATACAGCTGTTGCTGAAGCCCATCCCAGATGCTGTTTGGTATCAGCGCACGGTCTTTGTCATCAAGCCCTGATATGTAGGCGTTTAATGCGTCTATAGATTTCGCAAGGTTGTCTCCCCCGTCCCCGTTCTTAATGTCATCGGCGGTGGAATTTGCCATATAGCCTTTAAGCTCATCGCTCATTCTCCGAAGATTTGCGTCAAGCTCATTAGAACGCGCTGTCTGCGTTTTGCTAAGCTCGTTGCCGTTGATAACTAGCGTTCCTTTGCTAGTTTTCTGCACATCTCCACTTGCAACTCCGCTCCCTTTGCCGCCAAGTCCAAGTAACATGCCCATGGCTTGGTCGGGGGTTATCTGCCCGTTACTGTACTTGGAAATAAGGTTGGCTCTGTCAGCGAGGTCTTGGTTCTTCCATGCTACGCTCATGGCATGCTTCCATTTCGCCATGTTCTTTGTTCTCTCGTCATCAAACTGTCCAAGCCTTTCATGCTGCTTGATGTTGTTTTCCATTGAGTGGTCGGAGAGCTTTATGGAATATCCCACGTCGCGTGCCTTATTGAAGTTGCTTATGTTCTCCTTTAGGAAGGTGTTGTAGGATGGGAGAATCGCACGGATCTGCGTGCCGCGTTCAGGGTCGATAGAATCAATCTCATTCAGCGTCTGCATGAGTTTAGGAACAGTAGTGCCGGCGTTCTCCATTGTCGGGAGGAGGTTCTTACCGCCTGTTGTTTCGTCTCCGTTGTAGATACGGCTCAGAAGTCCGTCAACCGCTTGCTTCTTATAGTTATCCTCTGCGGCTTGCGCAGCAGGAAGTCCACGGGAAATAACCGCCTGTATCTGATTCATCGGTCTGCCCTGTGCGATGCCTGCCTGCGTTACTTGTGCTATCCAATCCTTCACGGAAAACGGTTTCAGCGGTGTCGGCTGCACGTTATTTTGAAGCGCGTACTGAACAGTTTTACCATTTGGGGAATTTTGTTCAGTAGCAACTGTTTCCGATTTGGAAACAGTTGGTTCTTCTTGCGATGCCTGCTCCTGCTGAACAGGTTCATCGCTCTTTTTATCCTGTTCAGCGTCGGTAAAATTTGCGGTCTTTGCCTGCGGCGGGGTAACATTCTGCGTATTGTCAGCGACTGCCTGTTGCGCCTGCACCGCTTGAACGGCGTCAAGGACTGGCGCAGTCTGCGGCGTTTCCCCATTGAGATATGCCCTAAACTGTGCGTTCATATCCGGGGACTGGATGCCCTGATTGGCGTTGCCTTGAATGGCGTACATGCTTGCTCCTTGGAGCGGATTGTTTGCTACATATCCCGGTGCGGTGTTCTGCGTTACCGTCCCATCGGCGTTCATGACTGCCTGCGGTGTCCACTTGTTCGCGAAGGACTGCGCGAGTGCCTGCTGCGAAAAGTTTTTAGAAGGATCATCGTAGTTACCCATGGCATATGGGTTTCCACCGCCCGGATCGCCCATCGCTTTTAGCTTGTTGTAAATAGCTCCTCTTGCCGCCGACTGCGCCCATTGGTTGTTCGGGTCGTAGAGAATATTTCTTACACGTGCCATGAGGGCGTCCTTGTAGCCCGGATCGCCCGCCTGTGGGTTCGAGGCGTTGGCTATAGTGTTCTCCATGACCGCCTTTTGCACGTCGGACGGTTGCACCGCCATAGGGGTAATCTTGTACGGCTCTACCTGCGCCATGACGGGATTCTGATTCGCCGAGAATATCTGCGGTGTAGGTTTCGCGTTGTCAGCAGACGCACTAGCCGTCTCCGCATTGGTTGTGTCGGCAGACGAACTAGCAGCCCCTGTGTTAATGGCAGGCGTACCACCCGCCGCGTTTGTTACCGCCGCATTAGCGTTAGCATCAGCAGGTGTCAGTCCATCTTTTCCTTTTAGCGATTCTTGCAGTTTTCTGATGCCTCGCTCGTTGTAATTCTCTACCCATCCGCGACCGAGCAAAAGCCCCAACGCGAACCCTGGATCTCTCGCCGCATATCCCGCAATGGTCGGGTCAATAGTTGCCGTCTGATAACTTAATTGATTGTTGTTCGCCATTTGCTACCACTCCGTTGTTCCTGCCTTGGCTATAAAGCCGTTAGCATAATACATGCCGCTTGGCACTTTAATGTCGTATACAAGTCTGTCGCCGCTTTCAACAAGCAATACAATCTTGCCGCGGTCTTTGAAACGCTCTCCGATACGCATTTCTTCCAACGTTTTCCAATTGCCGTCCTCCATGAGCATTGGCTGTGTGGAGGTAAGGTTGATGCACTTGTTTTCGCTCTCATCCGTGCAGATGGCATAAACCCTTGCATAATGCGGCGTCATTACGTCCGTTACTTTTTCGTCACCATTCGGTGTTGTTATAATGTCGCCCTTACGGATTCGTTTCAATGGTTTGTCTCCGTTCGGCGTCTTGATTAGTGTGTCACCTGTGAAGCAGAACAATCCGCTGTTTGAAGCAAGCCCACCTAAGATGCCGCCCCAAAGTCCGCTTCCGCCGCTTGTCCTCTGCGTAGAGGTGGAAGTCCCTTTGCCGCCCATGGCAGAAATAGCGCCTAGGTTCGTACCGTCAAGCCCGATGGATGTATTCCAAAGGTTGATTGCCGGTTGCTGCGCCGCTTCCTGTGCCGCCGCTCCGAGTGAGATGTTCGCACCTGCCATGTTTGACATGTTTCCGTAAATGTCTGCGAGCTGAGAAATATCCTGATTGTACATGTCTGCCGCCGTGTTCGCCGCAGCTTGGTTGATACCTTGTATTCCCTGCGAGGTGACGGAGCTGTTCAAAACGCCGTTTGAACCGAGGTTCTGCAATAGGTTTCCCATAGAGCCGTTGACCTGCCGCGTTACGGCTTGATTGATGTTGTCCTGATACGACTGCGGAAGCTGACCGTTTGCGAGTGCCTGATACCCTGCATTCGCTGTATTCTGTATGCCCTGTGCCTGATTGAGAAGGTTCTTGTAATCGACCTGTGTTTCGCCTATAGAGTTTTCGAGGAGCTTCTTTGCCTTCGCATTCAGCTCCAATGCATTAGGCATGACAGATTCTTCGTAATCGCCTTGCAGTTTCCAAAGCCTTTTCTCTTCTGCGGTCGGCTGATAGGACTGCACCGTGGTGGTAGAACCACCGCCTTTTTTACCCATCGTTTTCCTCCTTGTAGAGTTCTTTAACGTATACCGTCACATAATAACTGTCGTTCCCCTCTTCGTCCGTCCCTTTGTAGGTGGCTATGACCTTACGACCTGCTTCATCCTTGCACCAAAAGCGGAAATGACCGTCTCGCTCTTCCTTCTTTACAATCTTGAATTTCAGAAGCCGCAGATACGGAAGAATGGGGAGGATACATACGGTGGAAACCGCATGCCCGCCCTTTGCGAGACAAATCAGCTTCGCTAAATCAAACCAAAAGTGAATGTCTCCACAAAGCTGATACACGACAAGTATCCCCTTCCCATCAAAGAAGTATTCAGAGAATCCTCTTTCAGGCAGCCAGTAAAAGTCAAACCCCTTCGGGATAACGAAGGGGTCGTTTCGTTCTTTTTCGTATTTGTCTATCCATTCTTTTAGAGATTTCATAGATCTGCTACCTCCAAAATAATATGGTCAAATGTGAATGGGTCAGTCCCTTTCACTTCAAGGGCGATGCAGTCGGTCGAGTGGTTGCACAAAACTTTCCTTCTTGAGTTGGTCGGCATGTCTACCTTTAGCTTGCTCGTGCTTACATTTACCGTCCCTGCTTCATCGTTGGTAAACTTGGTATCTACAGCCTTTACAAGCATTTCATCCGAAGAAATGATTTCATGCGGCTTAATTTCGTATTCTATCGGCGTCCCATTGTCGCTCATAATGTCTTTATCCCACAGGTATAACTGCGTATCGCTTGCAATATAGATTTCATCTACCGTTTCCATAATATCGGTTACGGGTACGGCAAACTTTATGGTTGTTGCAACGCCCATAAGGTAGTTGTAGCAGACCCATTCTTTACGATTGCTTGTCACACGGAGCATGAGACAGCCATGCCGTTTAAGGTGGATAAGCTGCGGATTCCATAAGTCCTGCGTTAGAAGGCTTCTGAATTTATCCCCTATGTCCTGCGGCTTTACATTCCCATAATCCATAACGGTGGAGAGAGATTTCAGCCCTCTGCGTGAAAAGAACACAACGTCTGCACCTACATTGACCGCCGTCATTGTTCCCATACTGTCGGAGTTGGTTACGATGGCGGGCGGCACTACCCATGACGCGGGTGTTCTGTCGCCTTGCAGTTGATAAATGTTGCCGTTTGATTTGATAAAAATAAGGTCGTTGGCGAGGGGTACAACGCTTTCTATATCGCCGCTATCCCCATAGCCTATGTCAATCCACTGTGCGGAGCTATCCACTGTTCCCTGCGAGCTATCGGTGATGTTGTCCCAGCTTGTCGGGTCTCCGATTGCGGAGAAATATACGCGGTCAGAACCGCTCAATGTAATCATGAGACGGGAAAGCCGCTGAAACACAATGTCGCATGATGGGCTTGACGTGACGGTATTCAGTGTCAGGAAGTCATAATACTGGAGTTTATCTCCGCTTGCTATCCAAATCTTGTTCATGTACTTCGCGCATGACGGCTTTTTCTTCCCTGTGAGGTTTCCTAACAGTGCCGGAAGTTGCCCGACCATCCACGAATAGACAGAGCCATCATCAAGGAAGATGAGGGACGTATTCGTGTCTACGTCATAGTAAAGTGCTTTGATGTTGTTTGACATAGCAAAGTCCGTGGGGGAAATACCCCCGCGGCTCCTAAGGCGAAGATTATCGTAGACAAAGTTCTGACACCGCACCATGTCCGTTTCGGGGATGCGTTCGGGTGCATCCGATGTATTGATGCCACCCGTGAGATTGTTCAAGACAATCTGCTGTATCTGATGCTTGTTTGATCGCTTCATGTTTTCTCCAAAAGGCTAAGTGTTGCTATGATCAGCCATGCGGCAGTTCCTTGTACACGTACCGGCGCAGGTCTTTCCGCAGCTGCTGCACCTCTTTGTGCAGGTGTCATTACATCCATTATCGCACGTATCAGTACAGGAGTTCCCACACGTGCTGCTGCATGCACTGGAACATCCGAGGGCGCACCCGTTCATGCAGTTAATGACGGTAGGTTGCTTGGAGAGCGTGCCTTGAATGTCGGTATCAAGCCCATTGTCGTTAGCAAGGAGTTTGGCTAAATCGTCATAAATAGAAGTGGTTATTTTATCTCCCCGCGCTTTCGATGCTGCCGAAAGCGCGCTGTTTTTAAGTGCCATTGCCCGTCACCTTCTTGTACGCCGCATCGGTAATGTTCTTGCTGGTCTGCGTGCGATTGTCTAACTCTTTATCATTTGAAAGCATTTTGTTAAGACTGTCATATAGCGTGGCTTTTACCGTATCGCCCTTGTTCTCAATCGTTGGTTTGTCCATATTCCCTCCTACGGTGCGCCTGCACAACCACCGTCGCAGCCGCCGCCGCAGCCATTAGCGCAATTACGGCCGCATCCAGTGCAACCGTTACGGCATGTGTTTTGACAGTTGGTGGTACATCCACCTGTACAATTTCCTCCGCAGCTGCTTGAACACCCAGCGCATACATTCTTGCAATTCCCGCCGCAGGAAAGGCTACAGCTGTTCATGCACGCCTGTATGGTGGCGGCGTTCGCCTCTACCTGCTTTAGCGTGGCGTCCAGTGCTTCGTCGTTTTCTAAAAGGTTCTGCAAGTCGGTAAAGATGGTGGCAGATATATAGCCCGTTCTTGCAGAAACAATACTGTTGTGTTTGACTGCCATTACGTCACCTCCGCGTTATGATCTAACGCATAATGGACTTTTATTAGTCCGCAAAGGTTATCTCCATAAAGGGCTTTCCTTACCACGCACTGACGGCAATAATCTTTCAGCTCGCACGTCTTACAGTGGGTACAGGCGAAGTCCTCGCCTTTAGAAATGTCAGGTTCGCCGAATGATGCTTGATAGCATGGATAGAAACGCCCCCATGGACTTATCCCTATCCATGCACAGTCTTGAATGTTACCGCTGAACATGGATGCGCCTTTTGCTCGGTTCTTTGTGCCGCGAAGAAGGTTCAGATAGGCGCGCCTTGCGGCAATGTCTTTCAGCTCTCCATAAGCAAAGAAGTTCCAGAGAACCATCGGGGTAATGCCCTTCTCGTTCAGGAAGTCGATATTCTGCTTCGCCCTCCGCAGATAGTGCTTGCCCGCCACTACATAAGTGGCGTAAACCAGTTTTGCTCCGCAGCTGTCCATGTATTCATATGTGTCGGGACGAATGATTCTTGGGTTCTTCTGGTCGTGGTCAAAAGAAACGGCTATTTGGAAGTCATACCCGCCGTCTCTTAACCAGTCGATGATTTCCCTTCCCCTGCCGTTCAGAAGTTGGCAGTTCGATACGATGTTGTAGCGCACACTCAATCTCTCGTTCTTGACCTGCTCGCAAAGTCTGACCGTATCCTTAATGACTTCGGGATGGAGCAGCGGCTCGCCGCCCTCAAGTTCAACGGAAAGCTCACCCTCTTTGATGACATGGGGCTGCTTCAATAGCGCATAGAGGGCTTCTATCTGCGTACCGCCGCCCTTGTGTCTTTCGGATATTTCCGTATTCCTCTGTGAACAATACTTACAAGCGCAGTTGCAGTCATATCCGGTGGTCACGCGAATGTTTTTGATTTTCGTGAGCTTGGTATTCATTCAGGGTCGCTCCTGCGAAGAAGGTAATAGCCAAGATTTCGTTCCATGTTGGAGCGGTATCTCTTTTGCGCTTGGGAAAGATCCAGTTTGTCACTGTAGTTGCAAAGTTTAGTAAACAGGAACGCCATGTTTTCAAGAAATACCATATATTCATCGGCGTTTGTGATTCCTTCGATTTCCTTCTTGTCGAGCTTTATATCATGGAGCTTTGTGATGCTGATGTTCATACTTCCTCCTCATGCCTGTCTCTGATAGTCTTTGCGATTTCACGGACGCGCTTTTCTTGAAAGCAGTAGTCCTTGATGGCGGAGGTATCTCCACGCTTTTCCCATGCAGCAGAAATGGCTTCCTCTTCTGCCTTTGTAAGTTTCCCTGTTATGTAGTCCATAAGCACGGATATGGTATTTCGCATATCCATGAGCTCGTAGCGGAGCGGAACATAGTCGCTGATTGCTTCGTTAATTCCCCATTGCATGCGAATAGCCGCTTTATTAAGCGGACTGTAGTAATAGCAAAGATTTTCCCAGTTGGCGTGAAAGTCGTGGAAATGGTCGATTATCCAGTCCATCGTATACTCTTCACATCCATCGGGCATAACCTTCATGAATTGAACCGGTTTCAAATTTGCCTCATCAGGCCATGGAGTGTTCCCTGTTGTTTTGAGGTATTCGTTAAATCCGTCATGCGTGTAGAAGAAGTGTGCGCCGTCTTTAGGGTAGAAAACACTATCATCGCGCGTGAAGTCATCAAAGAAATGCTCGTCGTCAGTCTCATAGAAGAAATCGAAGATGGTTCCTGGAAGCTTCATTTCTCCCCGTGCTTCCTTCTCCAACGCCCATTTTGCGATAGCCGAAACGTAGATCATAAACTCATCTCACGCATCCTTTCCATCCAGTAGTCATAAATCCTGTATTCCTGCTCTGTCATAATTTCTTCGTTGCTGTGATAATCGAACGTGCCGTTAATGTCGTAGTTAGCAGAATAGCAAAGTGGCAGTTTCGTGCTTCCTATCTGCTCGTTGATTCTGTCTTGCCCATCTCTAAACCGCTTGAATTTCTCTTTATCAAAGCCGTGCCATATGTCGCCAATGTCGTAACGGTGCCGCCCTGTTGCGAAGCGGTGGCAGGGATACAGTTTCCCATCCATGCCGAGCGTTACCATGTATACGCCGCTCCCGCAATAGTTACTCTTCTCGTTATCTTCTTTGATGACGCGCCGCCTTCCGATTGGCTTCAGTTTGAATTGGAGCTTTCGATGAAAGATGAAGTCAACCACCTTGCGGAGTTGTCGGTAATACTCTTCGGCATCTTCCTTCGTCCACTTCTGTTCATAGATGGGGTTCGCCCATGGTTCAAACCCGAGCTGAATTTGGTTAATAAGCATGTCTGCGAGCATAGGAAGCGTGTCATGGTTCATCGTGCCTTTAACCATAGGCTCGTGGTCACGGTGCTTCCACCACTCCATGTTCTCCATAATCTTGTCGTATGACCCTTTGCCGTTCAGGTATACGCGGTTCATATCGTGCGCCTTTTTGCACCCATCGAGGGACACACCAACCCTAAGGCACTTCCACCTATTTAAGAAGTCCCGTATCGCGGGTTCTCCAAAGAGCGTGCCGTTAGTCGTGTTGAAGAACGTGAAGCGACGTTGCGTCACCCACGGATGATGAAGCTCTCGCCCTTTCTCTAAAAACCTTGTCATGGCGTATTCCATAAGTGGCCACTCAAGAAGTGCTTCGCCGCCGATAAAATCAAGGACGATGTACTTCCTTTTGCTATACTGCGGTTCTGTATAGATAAGGTCTATGAATTTATCGATGTATTCTTTCTTGATTGTCTGATACTGCTTGTTTTCTTCGTAGCAATACTTACAGGCGAGATTGCACTTGTCTGTGATGAAGATAGTCGCAGTCAAAGAAATGTTTTCGTTCATCTAGTCACCAGCATCTTTACTTTTTTAATTCCGCCGTCAAGGCTCTGCTCTAGGGCAACCCCGACTGTATCGGGCGTTCTCTCTGCTGACGTCTTGCCAACCCCAGGAATAGCGGACGGTACAATGAAATCACCGCGCCAAACCTTGCCTTTCACCTTGACGTCAACACGCCCCGCAAGGGCTACAGGGATGTATTTCTTAATGTTATGCGTCTCAAAGTCTTCGTCATTGACCGCATCGCCGCCAATGATTTGTGCGTAGCAGTCAGACTGAACGCCGACAACAACAAGGCTCTTGTCTGTTGCACGGACGTATTTCTCACCTTCTGATTTCATGTCAAGGGCGATGATTTCTCCTGCTTCTGTTTCTCCGCCGCGGTCGAAGTATTCGGCGTAGTCGTTGTATACGGCGTTGAAAACTTTTGTTGCCGTCATTGTTCCGTTTGCCGTTACGTTTCCGGCGATGGTTGCACCGGAGCTTACGTTAACGTTCCCCGTGACTGATAGATCACCGCCAACGGATGCACTCTTTCCTACAGACATGGTACCGGTCACGGCGCACGATTCTTTAGCGTGTATGCGTTTTCCGTATATATCACCCCACGCCTTGTTGTCACGCCCGAGGTTGTCAAGCCCATCTGATCTAGGCGATATGTTTTTTGATTCTGCCATATTTCCTCACGCAAAAAGCACCCACATAAGTGAGTGCTTTTTTGAAATACCGTCAGGTAGTAGTGGTCGCTCCGCCAGTCGAGGACTGGTAAGGCGAGTTTACGATGTACGCCGGTGTCGGGTACGGTTTAAGCTGCCCTACGATGGTTGCGTTCTGTACCACCTGAGAAAGATTGAAGTTTGCGGATTGGAGTGCTCTGTCGCGGTCTGCCAGTTTGTCGCGGAGTTCCTGCAGCTGATTTGCCATCATCAGACCACGGGTTCTTTCCGCTTCTTCGTGGATAGCCGTCTTGATTTCGCAAGCGTTCTTGTAGTTTTCCGCTCTCACCGCATCAATGTTGCGGTTGGTTTCGCAGCAACACTGTTGTTGTGCGAAGCGGTTCTCTGCAAGTTGACTGCCGAGCGAATAGTTGCCCTGCATGACCGTTTTCTCAAGCCCTGCCTGCCCTTGGAGCATGGTAGTGTTGAGAGCAAAGGTCGAATCAGCAAGTCCGTAGGTAACTCCGCGAATCTGCGACATCTCGTCTTGGTGGTTGAACCCTGCCTGCATTTCTGCCTGCGTGAGCCCGGCGCGATTTCCAAAGCCGAAGCCGCCGCCACCCATGAGTGCGAAGATAACGACAAGCCACATGAACCACATGCCGCCACCACACCCGAATCCGTCACCATAACCGCCCGTAATCGGCATTACAGGCTGAATACCATTTCCCTCCATCGTTCTTGTACCTCCTGTAGAGAATATATAAAGCTCTGCGCGCTAGAGCCGTAAACCGAACCCTGAAAGAAATTGTCCGAGCTGCTTTTCGTTCATGCCACGTTGCCTTGCGAGGTTCTGGGCGATGACTTTCAATTCGTCAACGGACTTGCCCTTCCCCATTTGTAAAGCTCTCCCCATAAGTGGGTTTTGCCCTGCCATGTTCTGAATGAGTTCCAAGGGGTTATTCGACTGGTTCAGCAGTCCCATGAGTTGCATTGGGTTCATGTCCGTTTCCTCCTTTAAGCATAGACACCGCTTTCTCCAATTCGGAGATTCTGCTTTCAAGAGTATTCTGTGTTGCTCCCTTTGAGAGTACATACACCTTGAAAACAGGCATGCCGTTTAGATCTATCGCCTTCTCGTACACCTTTCCTTCAGACGGAGAAGGAAAGAATGACGGCGTTCCGTCAAGTCCAATCTGTGCGGCACGCGCTTCTTCCACGCTTGTAACCACACGCCCTCTGATGGGCGGCACGCAGGCTTGCTCCATGCGGTTAAGCCTATCCTGCATTTGCGGTATCGCGCCGTACATTCCAGTTTGGTAGTCTGGGTATCCATACATTCCTACCACCTCCTATAAGTATTATCCTACTTTGCGAGGGATGAATGGTGTCACGAAAGCCCTAAAAATATCCCAGTTTTCTGCCGGATTTGTACATCTTTTTAGAGATTCGCCGTGCAATCCTAGCCACACTCTTCCTTGTAAGTGACTGGTCGATAGCTATCTCCTTGAACGTCATTCCTTCTATAAGTCTCATGTGAATATATCTTTGCTCGTCGGGCGTAAAGATGGCGGCTTGAAGCATCGCATCAAGCTCTTCATGGTCAACCGTCCTTAGCCATTCTTTAACTACCCTTCGTTCAGGGCTCATGATAATCATCTCCTTTAACATTTTTGTCGTTCCTTTCTTATATCCTCTCTATTGATATAAGAAATAGAGCTTACAATTTTACCCCTTCGATTTCTGCACGCACTTCTAACGTGTACAAGTACCTACCCATATACGATGCCTGTTCTTTTAGTAACTCTAACGAGCAAGTGGGTTCAAAATCAAGAGTACCAGCTTCATACTTAATAATTGTTCTATGAAGTTTATCATAACGAATCTTAGTTTGATAATATTCTGCTTTAAATCTATCTTTATAGTCAGAGCTATTCATTAAAGCAATAGTGTCTTTAAGTTCCATGTGCCCTCCATTTATACAGAATTAGATTGTTGCTACATACTGCTTGAACAGTTTACCCTCCGGCATATCGGGGTCGTCCCAATAGAGAGCTTTAGCCACCACGATATACTTTTCAGGGTCTTTGCCTAAGACGTTAGAGAGGTCGCTATACAACATGTTAATCGCGTAGTACAAATCTGCAGGATGGTCAATGTTACGTCTCTTGGCTTCCTCCTCCACCTCTGCAAACGTCCAGTGCGGGCCAGTAGTACCATCAACGTTCTCCATATGAGCTACCGCTTTGATAGCGATATCGTTATCGAAATACGGGCCGCAGTCCAGCTCGTGTAGTTTAAGCAGTAGATGTTTTGCCTTCGGATCTGCGGTATCTAAAGTGAGACTATCTAAGTATTCGGATACAACATTATGCAATTCACAGCTCTTAGTGTCGTCCGAGGATCTTTCAAGATATTCCTTAACAGTAAACATATTAGCCCCCTATGTTGGAATAAAAATATTGTCACTAATAATCGGTCACATCTGGCGTATGTGTATTGATTTCAGGAGACCAGCTAATAACAAACCCGAAGCGTGCTTGATCTGGGAAATCGTCAGGGGGGTAGCCCCACCAGTAGACGCCACTACCACTTTGCAAAAATGCCTCACCAGTGTCACCTGTATGATGCTCCAATGGCTCCCACCCACCAAGGCTGTAAGTTTTATTAGGAGTTACTCCAACGTATATACCATCTCCACCGTAGGCATCTACCAAAACCACTTTAACGCCATTAGGGACAGTGAACGAGGCTGAGTTGTAACCACTGACGGTGACGGTAGTGTTTCCAGATGGTATATTTACAGTTGCATTAGTTGCTGTAAACTGTGTGTCGCTTGTAAATGTTCCGGATTTCATAATTCTCCTTTACAATTATAATAATGTGTATGTAACTTTTATCTGTTCCTTGTCTTTAATGCCAATGTTGTCAGAATTGTATGCATTTATGAAAGTACCACCTGCGGTAGCGGTAGTCAGGCTATAGTCCTTTCCTTTAATGTGCAAGATACATTTACGGTTCGCGGTTGCACTGAATATAGAAAATCCATTCTGATCTCCGTCCGCTTGATTAAATTCATTATAGTCCATGTCGTACAGTGCTATGATTTTGAATCCATCAATCTCCTGTGGCGTTATACTCCCAATGTTGTGTTCACTATTATCAGGGGCGATCAGCTCTCCGAACCCACAATAGGAGAAGTCGTATTCTGTGTTACCATCAAGACCACTATCTGAGTAGTATTGTGCCGTTACGATAAAGGCTTTTTCTTTCTCACTTGCTCCACTCGCACTAAATGTCATATCGCTATTGATCCTCCCCCCCCGCATTGACATTTAATGTCCCTGCGGTATAGCCATCAGCAGCGATAACTTCTGCTTCATACGTTGTGCCTTTAGGGATTGTGAAGGACGACGTGTGATCCGTACCACCGTTCTTTTGCGGGGTGTATACATGGATAGTCTGATTAGCACTTTGTGTAATTGTTACATTGACGTAGGTTATAGCCTCCTTCCATGCAGCATAGGTCGTACCGTTTTTCTCTACTCGTAAGTGGGTTGCATTGGCGTCCGTGGTGCTCCCTAGTTTCACGTACCCTTTTTGTCCATCTACCTCGAGAGCTAGGTAAGGACTACCGCCTACTTCTTCTGGCGTTGTATAAACATTACAGGTTTCTTCTGTACCACCTGACTTTAAGATATGCAGTTTTTTAGTAAGTGTACCCATCAAGTCCTCCTATTCCACCCATATTTGTTTACCATCAATATCCAACACTGTATCATGGTCAAGTGTTTTCAGTTTATCTAACTCTACATACAGACGGTCGCGTTGGAGTTCGATGATATGATACTCATCGGTGGTATAGCCGCCTAGCCAATGTATAATGTAATTTTTTATTCGACCCATAACTCGCTCCCGTTGATACTAATATGACCGTTAGATAACGGAACATAATTTGCTTTAACGTAGTTTTGAGTGGCTACGGCATCCCCATTTACATTCAGATACCTGTTGTCTCCACCCGTAATGATTTCTACGCCGCCAGTAGTTTGAATCATGAAATCGCCAGTGCTACCATCTATTATCGAATCGCCAATATCAATTATGTGATTATTCATCGTAAGGTCACTGTCTGCATCCTTTTTCATGTATGAGGTAAGGTCTGGGGTGCTCCCTTCAGTAATGTCAGATTTAGTAATATATCCAGCGTCATTAGTAAGCTGACTAACTTTGGTCGGGATATCAGCTCTCACTTCAGCTTTAGCTGCTGAAATTTCAAGACTAATATCAGCGTTAGTTATGTATCTTGAATCATTAGTGAGCTGGCTGACTTTTGTAGGGATTGCATCCTGTAGTCTCTTATACTCTATCTGCGCGTCTGTCTTGCTTTCCTTCTCACCTATCTTATTCAAGATGGTGGTGGAGAAGTTAGGATCATTCCCTAACGCAGTCGCAAGCTCTTGTAATGTGTCTAATGCGGTCGGTGCGCCGTTGACTAAATCACTTACCACGCCATGTACAAATTCAGTATTAGCTATCGTCTTAGAATTGTTTGTTGTTGCCGGTGTCGGTACACCGGTTTCCCCTGATACAGTAAGTGAAGAGGTGGATACTGAATCCGTCCACGCCTTCCCGTTATACGTATATGTTTTCCCAAGGTCGGTACGGTAACACTTCATGCCCGCTACAAGGTTTTCCGTAGGGAAAGCGGTGCCGCTATATGTAGATCTGAGCGCGTTGATGTTCTTCTCGTGGTTCAGTATGCCGTCTTTCACCGTAGTGGTGGCAGTGCTTCCAAGTGGTGTGTAGTCTTGCATGGTTTCACCTCAATACTATATCGCCGTCTGAATCAACGGAAAAAAGTCTGTCTTTCAGCTTTAAGTAGGTTTTTGTTATTTCATCACCATTTCCGTCAAAATATCCGTTATTGAAGGGAATGTTGGAATCTTCGCAAAGCGTCCATGTCGGTTCTCCATTGGTCAACGAAGAAAGTCGGTATCCTTGCTTCAAATCCGTTCTATAGCAGGTCATGCCGACTTGCAGGTTGGTAGTCGGGAACGCGTTACCGCTAGAGTTGCTAAGTGCCGTGAGAATATCGTCATACATCTTTGGTATGCCGACGTTGAGATGCTCATTTTCAGAAAAGTCAGAAAATTTCTGCATTATTCGTCCCACCACACATTCTTATCAGCAACACCGCCGTATTCGGTATTATCAAACTCATACTGCCATGCCTTCACAGTAAGTTCAGGATGCTCTTCCTTGAAGTCGCATTGCGCGCTTCCCGGCTCTGCCGACCAATAGGGGATATAGTCTCCCATCAAGTCTGTTCGGAGCTTGTTCAGTGAGGAATAGTTTCCATAGATGCCGCACTCGTAGTCATTGGCGTTGCACTCACTGACAAACGCACTCGCGATAGCGGTCAGGTCGTCAGCATCAACACGGTCTGACATGAACGGCTCAATATCAAACCATATGTGAAGAGGCGGCACGCCTACTTCGTCCAACAATTCTACAACCTTACGAGCTTCTTCTTCTGCTCGTTCTGTCGTTTCAGCGTGAGACAAGCAATACACGCCCCATTCCATCTCTGCGGAAATTGCGTCTCGCACATGCTCTAAAAACTTCTCTGCGATAGTTCGCCCTTCTGAAATCTTTATGATAACGCCATCCTCTTTTTGCGAGATGGCGTTCCAGTTGAGGTTTTCCGAGTAGTCAGAAATGTCGATTATGCTTTTCATCCTGCGGTGGTCCTTTCTTTGGCTGCTCAAACTGGTCAGGGATTCCATTGTGGTTCTTATCAACAAAGCACGCCATAATGAACCCGAAGAACCCCGTAGCACCCAAAACAATAACTATGAATTTTGACAAGGCATCCAAATCGGATGCGCCTGTCTTATAGAAGGCATACATCCACGCCCCGTACCATGTGAACAGAAGCAGGACAACGAAAAGCAAGTAGAATATGACAACCTTCATGACAGGTTTATCAAATTGCTTGCTTTTCAGACTGTTCATGGTTTTCTTTAGTAATTCAGTTATAGCGTTCATGTTCAAGTTTCTCCACGCGGTGATTTATGTCCTCAATAACCACGCCGTGCTTTTGAACCGCCGTATCGAGGTAGTGGACTTTGTCTGTCGTGTCGGCTATGGTGTCGGCAAGATTATCTATGGACTTTTGCAGGGATTCAATGACAAACGCCTTGAATAGCCACGTCCATATCCCCAGTATCCCCGATATGATAAAAATAGTTTCGTTGTCTATCACTTTAGTACCCATTGCTATTCCAAGAAATTCTGCCCGCGACAACCTTCCCCGCCGCGTTCCGTAAAATGATTTTGAAGTATTTCCCTCTATCGTCCTCGCCCTGCTCGGTGATATATGGAATGACCGGCTCCCCTTCCGTCCCGCCGCACACATTGACTACTACGTCAGGCGTTGTGTAGTAGGTTCGGTTGAAATATACCTTCGTCTCTTCCGCGGGTATGTCTGCCGCGCCTCTGTCCTTTACGTCATCTATATCCACATGAATTGCATAATCATACACAAGCGGGTTGGATGCGGCGTTCTTCTTTCTAATCGCAAGTCTGTATATCGCATCTTTGTATTCGTATTCGCCAACCTTAAACTCGCTGAAGGTGTTATACCCCGACGCTTTATTGGCAAGGCGGTTAAATTCATCAAGAGTTATGCCGTGGTTGTTCACAACAATATCTGAAAGCACTCCGCAAGGCGTCTGCTTGATTCTAATATCTCTGATGCTGATTTGATTTTCTTTCTTGAAAATCTCAAAGAGACGCCGATAGTCATCCGTTGCGCTCAATCGCTCACCAAACATCCGCACAAACGCAGCTTTCCTGTCGAGGTGTTCCCTCGGAGAGAGCGTCTCATAACTATTCTTGATTGTATTTGTCTTTTTAGCATCTCTTAAAGCCGCGTTTTCAGCGAATGGCTTATAAACGCGTTTAAACGGCATTTCTATCGCTTGCATGTGTTCTTTGATAAATCTATCAAAAGATTTCTGCGAACGCATGAGAAGGGTATTTAAGAGCGTCTCTTTTTTGAGCACCTTCACGTTTTTCCAAACAAATTCAGCTGCTTGTATGCTTTCTTGTCTTTGAAGGTTTGCTTGTCTTGCGTCGTTTATGGATACCGTGAGAGCATCATATTTTTTGGTCTTAATACTCTTTCTTGCAAGCTCGCGGATTGGAAGTCTCTCAAAGTGGGATGCTCTGATGGAAATCCTCTTGGTGTCGTTGGCTTTCATGGCTTCATAGAAACGTCTTTGGAGGCTTGCTTGCCTTGCGTCGTTTATGGATACCGTGAGAGCAAACCTTCTATAGTATCGCGTCGTTTCTCTGCTTGCATCCGAAAGGGAAAGTTCGTCACTATCTTTGACGTATATGTCATCGAACCCGAAGTGATCTATCGTGTCGGTCACGTTGTCTATGAATATTTTGTCTGCATCATCAATAAAGAACGAATGTCGGTAAGTTTTTATATCAAGCACGGGTCAGCGTTATTTCAAAAGTAACGGTGAGAACGTCGCTTGCTCCTTTGTTAATCACAGGGAATGTTACGCGGTCAAAGAAAATGCCACCACTAGACGCATTGCAGATGCCTGCTTCTGTGATTGCGCCTGTCGCCTCGCCTGCGTTGAATGTGGTCTGTACTGTAAGTTTGGTCGTGCCTGCGGAGTGAGAATAGGATGCCGCTTTTCTAAGCAGCTCGGTGGCAAGTTTAGTGTCGCCCGCAGCGACCGCAGTCGTTCCGGTGCCAACGGCGATGTAATTCATCACGCCCGGTCTGGACGAACCTGCACCAAAGGCGTTGCATAAGAAATCAATGCCGCTGTTCAATATCATGTTATTGTGACGGGATGCAATGCACGCCCCGTCCTTTCTTTGAAGTACAAGCGTTACTGCGCCATGTACGCTAAAATTTTCTTTCTGCATGTTTACCTCAACTGTTGAAACGAACCGCCGTCATGATTCCGATCGGCGGCGCTTTAATGGTTTTATACTGCGTTGTCCCCTGAAGAACCGCATTGTTGTTAAGCGCATACAGGGTGCGCTCTGTATCAGACTGCGAAACCCCGATAGTGATTATGTCCATGGTGCTTGGGTTTAGCGGGAGTTTTTGGGATAGTCCATCACTTCCGACAAGAACAAGCCCATCATCATAGCGAAGATAAAGATCCCCATTTTCCCCTCCTATAGACGCTATGGCGCATGATTCAAGCGCGTCATCGATTTTTATATTAAACGTAAGCGAGAACGTGGAAGCTCCTGTATGTAGATTGTACGCAAGGCGTGTCAGCTCGTCCTGCTTTAGTCCCTTTCTCCATCTTGCATAATCAAACACATCACAGTGGATATGCTCTGTCGGCTCTTCTCCTGCCATTGTCTGCAAGTCCTCATCGAGCGGCGCTTCAATGAGTGCCGTCTTGTCGGCGTTCTTGTCTGCGATATAAGTTTTTATCTCAATGCCGTCAAGGTCTGCCGCCACGCCGCCTACCATGTTGATAGTCTTTGCGCGATCGTCAAGGACGGAGAAGCCTAGATCGGAGATTGCAATGTCTGTATTAGAGACGCCCTCTATTTTGTAATCCGACCAGCTTCTCGCCCTTGCCGTATATGGCAGGTGTCCCGTGGAGATATATTCCCCCTTGAATACGCCTTCTGAAAGCCTGAGCCCATGTGCCACCGCATCGTAGTAAGTGCCAACCTTATTGCCTGTGTACAAGGTCTGATGTTCATCAAAATCGACGATGACATTCTTCTGCTGGTCTTGCACGGTTTTCAAAAGAAACAACGATGCCTTTTGAGAGAAGTTTCCGTGTTCATCGTATGCTTTGATTAAGAAATAAATATCCCCTGTGTTCGGGTATTCCATTTTCTTCTTCAATAGCTCTGTCTTGAATATCTCAAGTCCGTTCTCCCATGAGGGCGTGGTTGAAGCGCGGACGGTGTATCCCGCCCCCTGCACGCCAACGCTTCTCCAATAGAAGTCAAGAACTGCGCCGTTTCTTTCTACGATGAAATCTTGAACCTGCGGTATTTTGCAATACAGATAACCCTTTTCGCCTTCTCCGAAACTGTCGTAGTAGGCTACAGCTATCTCGCTGATTTGGTCGGCGTCTTCCGTGTAAAGCATCCAGTTATCCTGCGTTTCATACATGATGCCGTTCACATATATGTGCGCTCCGATGCAGTCAAGGGGGATGAAGGTGTAGTTTATCAGCGTGCCTTGCGCGTTCTTTGACATGTTTATGTCTTGCGGTTTTTCAGGGCGTTTCTTGCTATACTGCAATGCCGAACCGTTAGACGCCGTTCCGTCCTGCAGGACTGCATAAAGATATGCCGTGCCTACGGCAGATACAGGCATCTTATAAGAGTAGTTATTGGTCGTTCTCTCAAGAAGTCCTGACAAAGTGCCGACTGCGGTATTCGTCCGCACTTCATAGTAGGCAAGTTTATTGTAGTACGTTGGGTCGCTCCACTTGAACACGCCGCCCTCTACGGAAAATGTAAGCGTAAAGTTTGGTGGTGGGGCAATCCCTGAACTCCCTATTTCCTCATTTGCCTTGAATCCGTTGGCGAGGTTTACCTGTTCGGCGATTGAGGCGAGATACCGCCTTAACTGCGTCATCAGATATCGCCCGTCGCCCTGTACTACGTTGGGAAGGTCAGGGGCTTCTATGTATACTTTCTCTTTTTCACTCATGACATCCCCGTACTGATAGCCTGTTCGAGCGTGCTTATGATGTTGCTATCCTGCGTCACATCATACTCATTCTCGTTCAAGGCAAGAAGTATCGCGCTGCGAAGTATTACCGCGTTAATCGCTTCGTGGTCAAACGGCAAATCATCATCTACTCCAACAAGATCGGGCGTGGCAAAATACCTAAACCGCACGCTGTCGCTTCCGTCGGTGATGGTTGCTACATTGCTTGTCATGCGTATTGGGTATGTGCCGCACGCGCCCATGTAGTTATGGGGGAGCTTGTCTCCGTCCCTGATAATGGTTTCCTTGGCAAGCACGGGCCATTTGGCGGCTATTAAAAGGCTTGCCACCTGCTGAATAGCCGTGTTGATGAACTCAAGGCAGGCATCGGTAGAGTATTCGTCAGATATGTCGTGAGTGGCAGATTTAAGCCGTGCTATAGCGTCTTTTACCTTCATCATACCCTCCATATCGGGAACACTCGTCTGTTGGCGTATCGTCTTACAGGAATAAGCTCTTCGGCGAGCGTCTTGTTGGCTTCTGCCATAATATCTTCCTGTGGATTCTGATTCAGTATCATGCCCGTCAGTTTGACTATAAGGTCTAAGAATATGTCGGGAAGCTCCAATACATCGTCTGCCTTGACCACCTTGACAGAATATCTGTATAGAAGGGCTACGTCCTCAAGCACATATAGCTTTCCATTCAGCACTTTGAACTCGTGGTGACATGGTTTCTTCTGTGCAGGACAGGGGTGGAGAGGGTATCGGAATCTGATGGTGACGATGGACACAATAGAGAGTAAATCTTCCGGCAAATAGAATCCATCACTGTATTCGACATGCGGTTTCTTCTCCTCTGCCGTCTCATTTTCCTCGTCAATCTTTGTGTTGATTTCATCAAGGCGGTACTCTACCTCTTTTTCAAGGAAATCGCTGTTCTTTAGTGCAAAGGTTCTGTTGATATAGCGCACAGCTTCATTGAGAGACTGGATAATGTCGTAGTCAGAAAACTTGACCTCATTATTGTCTTTCTGCTTGAAGCGCACGGACTGAATAATGTCTTTGACGTTTATCATACTGTCTCCAAAAGCTGATTCAGCGCATCGGGCTTCCTTTGACTTGCTGAATCCTTTGTAATAAGAGGCACGGCGTACCCATGCCACATGCATTTCTTATGGTTTACGGCAAGTGCCTGATGAACCTTGAAGAATTTCAGCATGTAGGTGGTATACCCTGCCATGTCCCCTTCTCTCTTTCTTGCCATAGCTTCTTTAAGCCACGGGTCAAACTGGTACATTTCTTCTGGAATGACACCTAGCATGTAGCCGTTCTTGCCATTCCCCATGCCCATCTCATCATATTCCTTAGCTTGGGCGATAGCCCCTGACAGATCTACCGTATTTCTAAGGTAGCAAGTCCCATCATCTTCCAGCCGTATTTCCTGCTTGGTAATCATTTCAGTACCCCATAAATAAAAAAGAAGGGAACAACGCTAAGTCATTCCCTTCACTTTAACTAAAACATATTGCTTTTATCTCTTGATGCCGATGATGGACGCCGACGCTTTCGGCTGAGATGCCTGGAGTGTCAGTTTGGTTTCCAGTACGAATTTATCATAGGTGCCGGTCTTGTCCAATCCACCGACTTCATGCGGCTTTTCAAAATAGCGGAGTTCCCAGTAGTCGAAATCGTAAATATCAATACGATCGGAGTTATACATGCGGTGGGAGTGTGCAGTAACTACGCCGCCGTCTGTTTCGTAAGTATCTGCGACTTCCGAACCGTATCGGGTTTTCGGCTGACGCTGCGTGGTTGCCATTGCCGAAACAAGTTTGGAGAAGCGGCGTTTATTTTCCATAGACATGTAGGCATCAGTCGGTTTACCGCCACGGTTCGCCGCCATTGCCATTACATCGTCAATGTCATCGAGGGTGTACTGTGCAGCTCCGCCGAGAGACTTGACGTTGGATTTAACAATCTTGACTTCTGCACCTGCGTCGGTCGGCTTTACCTGCGTAGTCGCAGAGGCATCGCCGCGTACAGCATCCTGAATCTTGTCGTAAATGGTGAACGCCGTTTTCGGGTTGGATTTATCAAGTCTTACGTAGTAAACGGCACCCGCTTTCATACCAGCAGGCATTTTCTTACCGATGAAGTAAACAAAATCGCCGGTCTTGAGGTTATGTTCTTTGGTGGTGGTGAATACGCCTGTTTCTGCAGCCGCGGTTACATCAAGGGTATCGAGATCCATGAAGTACGGAACACCGCCCATGAGAGGAGCTACTGTTTCGCTTCCCATGCGAGCATTGTCATTGGTGATAAGTGCGTATTCAATATCAAGTGCCTGCTTGGTAAATGCATCGGTCTTGGCTTCGCTCATAGCATCGCCCTGCGGTACATTGTAAATTTTCTTAACCTTACGCTGTACGTCAGAGATGAGACCGGTGTTCTGGAAGAACTGCACATAGTTTTTCAGCCCTTCAATAGAACCTACTTTGTGATACTTGTATTCTTCGTATTCAAGGTGGGCGTTTTCACTCGGTGGTTCAAGGCGTTTTGTCATCCACATGGTATCAGTGGCGGTGACTTCCTTGCCCTCTGGAAGTCGGGAAAGAATCTGTGTCGAGGTCGGGTCGATATTGTAGAGTATCGGGGAATAATCTTCCGCTTGACCTACAGATTCATAGGTTACGCTCTGGGAACTAGATGGCCCCAGCTTTCTTGTTACGTCCTGTGGCATTATTTTCCTCCTTGGTGGTAATTACAGGAACTGAATATATATAAACACAAAAGTGTGTTTATCGCTTCATGGAGCTAAGCCATGCTTCTACAATCTTAGATTTATCTCTCACTGGCGCGGCTCTAAGCTGTTCTGCGTAGTCGATTGGCTTAACAACATCCTGTCCTGTCCCTTTTCTCTCCACGGATGGGGAGCGTGGGGATGGTGTAGTAGATGTGCCGTTCTTCTTTGCGTAAAACTCCTTCCTGCAATCTTCATAGTAGTTCTTCACTACTTCAGCAGACTGCGGATCGAGCTTCCCCTGCATGGCTTTCTGAATAGCGGGAGCGATGGCAACCGCTTTCTCGTATGGCATTGTTTTGTAATGCTCCTGCATAAAGAACCCGATTTCGTCGAAGTTCGGCTCGGCTGTTCTCTGCTCGCTGATCCAATCCGCAACGCCCTTCTTGAACTCGTTCTCCTGCTGTGCCTTCATCTGCTCAACACGAACCTGTTCGCTATATCCGCTGATGATTTGAGACCGTGCTACATCAAGGGCGGCTTTGTATCGGGATACTTTGGTTTGAATTTCATCGTTGTCGGAAAATTCGCCCATGGATAACTCATCCTCGGTGATACCGACATCTTTCATAGCTTTGTCGTGTGCCGCCTTGTTGACCGCATCGAGAAACTCGTTCCGAAGCTCTGTCTCGCTCTTTTGCGGCGGTGGCTTTGGAGCGTTCTGTTGTTTCATTGCTAGGTACTGCGGCTGATATTCAGGCGGTATCTTGCTTTCGTCCACCTGTCCCATCTGAATAGCAAGGGAAAGCTCGGCAGGCGAATAGAACTGCGTCTTCTGAACTTGCGGCTGCTGAACCTGTGGTTGTTCTGCTGGCGGTTCTTCTGCCTGTGGTTGCTCTGTCGGTTCGGCTTTCTCCGGCTCTTTTGTCTCCGCTCCGCTAGGAATAGTCTCTACGACCTTCCTGCCTGTTCTTTCGTCAATGCGAAGTCCCATTCGAGGGCTTTCTTCCGCGGGCGTTTCGTGGGTTTCTACTGGTGTAGATTCTGCCGGAGTGGATTCTACCGGCGTTTCGTTCTCTGGCATTAGTTATCCTCCAATTTGGACTCCGCAATCTTACCTGTGTTTATGATTGCAATCATGTTGTCTATGAACCTCTCCGCCGCACGCAAATCAGCGCGTATGGCGTTCGGGTCTTTTGATGTGTGAAGAAGCGCATATAATGCGGCGTGTTCCTCTGTCTTTTGGAACTCCGCAAGGAAAGAGGAAAGCGTCTCCGCGCTTTTCCCCTTCTTTATCATCTCTTGCAAACGTCTTTCCCGTTCGCGGCTAGTCATCTTATCCATTTGGTCTCCTAAGAGCCATTCCTCTAGGACTTGCAGGAAGGTTCATTTTCTTCAAAATCTCGGCTATTGCATCAGGCGGCAGATCGTTCAGCCCTGCGGATACCTTCGGGATACCGCTCTTTCTTATGTCGGCGGCGGCTTTCGCATCTACCAATGCTTTCTTCGCAGCGATTTCTGCCTGCTGCTGTGCCTGCATCATTGCAAGCTGCGACTGTTGTTTCTGCGCCTGTGCCTGCTTGAACTGTTCGCTTGTCGGATCTATCAGCGTCTTTTCTGCATTTGTCAGCCCCATTTCCTCAAGAAGCGTCTTACCTGCTACATACCAGCTGTTTTCATCAACAATTCCCTGTTGCGCGAATACTGGATATATCTGATTGATGAGTACCATCAGGTAGTTGATACGTGCCTCTTTTGTCCCTGCCCCCTGCGCTACGTTCAGCACAAGGTCGTAGTCTACGTTTACGTCCGCGCTTGAGATAGACACATTCTTGTCTCCTACCCTAATCATCTGCTCGGAATCGCCAAACTGCTGATTGAGTTGGATTAAGAAGCGGAATATAGGCTTGAAGAAGTTTTCAGCAGACAGACGCGCCATGTTCTTCTGCCGCTTCTCTGCCTGTCCCATAATGCTTGTGATGCCCGTTGCGGTCTTGTTCAGGGATTCGGAATCAAGCCCCTGATTGTACCTTGTTGAACCCGTCTGTGCTTCAATCTCGTTCTGCGCATAGTCTACAAGGCTCATGGTCGCTGAACTCATCGGCGGCGTAGAAATCGGATAGATGAGGTTTCCTGGCATCCCGTTGGTAGGGACTAAATCTTCGTTGCCCAAAAGGGCTTCTACGTCTACATTAGCTTGGTCAAACGCCATTTGAGGGCTATTGCATCTTGCGATGTTGACTATCATCTGGCGAATAACTGCCGTCTTTAAGTCCTGCTGCTGCTCTACAACGTCAGCAAACCCCGCCTTTTCGTTGAAGATGACCTGCGGATCTCTTTCGGAGCAGTTTACGAAGAACGGTACTCTTTTGAAGTTGTTTACCTGTATTTTGAGTGGCACTTCACTGTCGCCTACCGTGTGAACGATGAGTTTTTCATAGATGCCGTCATCGTTATAGTCTACGTCTACATAGCACTCATAAAGCTCTACGTCCTTGGACGCATTATCCGCATCTGTAAGCTGATAGCTCTTTGTAGAAAGCCCCCTGTTATGCGTGGTGTCGTACTGTGTGTATTTGGTGTCTCCTGCGTTCTTCAACGCTTCGTCCACGTTCTCATACACCCCATCACGTTCTCTGCGCTTCAGGTAGTCCCCTTTTACGATTTTCCGGTGGGCTACAAATTTGCACTCATTGATGGACGATGCATCCGGCGTGAACCGGAACTCTGACGGCGGCACCCTTTCGATCACAGGGTAGTTGTCGGTGACGCGAATCTCGTTGTATTCGACATTGTAATAACCGCCGTCCACCTTCTTGATTTTGGTGACTTCTATGTCGCCTGCGGCAGCGGCATTGGAAAGCTGATTCATGATTTCATAGTCCATCGGGCTAATCATAACCTGCATTGGTACATGCTCTTCTTCGTGCTTCCACCAAACCTTGGCAACGCCGTAGTTGAGTTTAAGAGAATCTGTCCAAACGTCATTGCAGAAGGTGGTGTAGTCGTTCTTCGTGTCGAGCTGATACTGAATCAGCATCTCCGTTTTCTTCGCCGCATCGGTCTTGTCCATGTTGCGAGCCTGCACGCTTACAGGTTTGTCTGAACCTGTAAAAACCTCCATGACCTGCGGAATAATCCAGTCGATGGAGGTTTTAACATCTCTTGACACCCAGTCAGACATTTCAGAAAGCCGTGCAAACTTCTTTCTGTAGTGACCTTTGGTTGCATTATAAATTTCTTCTCTTTCAAGAATTTTCGGCTCAATCGAGGACTTGTAGTAGTCGTTGGCAGCTTGCTTGCCATCAGTGACCGCCCTCATGATTTTGTCGATTTCTTTCTTCTTTAGCGTCTTTAAGCTGACTTCCTCGCCCTTCGGGGCAAGTGCCATGACTGCATTAGCTTCCATTACATCTTCCCCCATTTACGGATACGGCCTTTTTTCCGTGCATCTTGCCATGCTTTTTGCCATGGGTTCTTCGTCTGTGCGTATATCTTCGCACAAACATAAGCAAGGCAGTCGATGATATGCGAGTATTCGTTCTTGTCAGGTTCATCAAGAAGTCTCTCTCCTACTTTCTTTCTGTGGTAGCCGCCTGTCAAAGCTCTTATAATCCATGTGCATGACGGGTCGATCAAAAGCATCGGCTTCCCATCGCTCGTCATATTGGTTAAGAACCACCGCACGGCTTCCGCACGCTCTGTCTGCGACAATGCACCCGGCTGAACATACCATCCAAAATCATCTCTAAGTATCTGATTGGCGGTCTTTTCATCTGCCTGTGAACGCTGATTGCCCGCCGGGTCGCCTACACAATTCAGCGAGAACCCATAGTAGTATGCCGCCAAATCTGCTTTCAGGGCTTTGGCATGGTTTCTCATGCCGACATCCCATGACTGGCACTCTCTAAGGACAAGAATCTGCCCTTTTGCCGTCGTCTGACAGATGATGGTAGCAGGGGTAAGCCCGTAGTCGAAGCCCAGCTCCAAAGGTCTCCGCTTGTCTGGTCTTAACGGACTTCCTGCTACATGGTAGTCGTACCTGAACTCTGGATAATAGGGCTTTTCGAGCGATACGTCCCAGTTGATTTCATACTCTCGCTCCCACCCTGCGGCAGTAGAGCCTTCTTTCTGCTCTTTTATCCACTCGGGGTCTCGCTTGTCAGGGTCTGCGGTGTAGTGAACCCTCGCAATGTAAGCCCCGTTTCTTCGATACTCTGTAAGCCCCTTAATCTCTTCGTGCTTCTCTATCGCCTGTTCATCTTCAATCCCGTTGATGTTCTCATTGACGATCTTTGAGAAGAAGCCGGGGTTCGCTGAACTGTCTATAAGAATACGTCCGCCGCCCTGAATGACTGGTCTAAGTGCCATCCATGTTTCCTCGGCGTTGTCCCAGAAAGCCATTTCCGTGCAGTATACGCGCGATGCGGTGTATTGTCGGAGCTGGTCAGCACCTTCAGCTACGGCAAAGATGGTTGTTCCGTTGCTGAACCGAAGAAAGCTATAGCCTTTCTCGGAACTTATCTTCTTCTCCAACTTAGGGAAGCGATGCCGGTTATGAGGGAGATTATTATACATGAACATAAAACGGCTCTCGCCCATCAAGTAGGCGGAGTCATCGAACTTCTTTGACTGTATGAATATGGTTTGGTTCTCCCTGTACATCGCTTCCCATAAGCAGATAGCAAGGCAGCACCAAGTCATCATCATACGTCTTGATTTTGGTATGCAAAGAATTTTCTCGTTCTCTGCCAAGTAGCAGATTCGTTTCAAGTATTCTTTGTCAGGGAAATTCTTTACTTTCCCTTCGTCGGCTTCGTCCATCGTGAGACAAGCTCCATGAATAAACGACCATGGGTCGCTCTTCCATGCCTTCGTCTCCATCAATGTGAGAAGCTCTTCCTTCTCTGCCCTGCTCAGCATATCGCTTCACCTTATCATCGTATAAACCAGTAGGAAGCTAACAGTTACCCCATATACAATAAAAGCCTCCGTCATTCTCTCGTTCTCTTGTCGCTCGCAATTTCAAGTGCCGTGTCGCTCGCAATTACAAGCGCGGTGTACAGGTGTTTCGCCTCTTTCACGTTACCGCTAAACTCGTCATGGTCGGCTTCTATTTCTATTTGCGGTTTAATCTCTACCGTGTAGCCCTGCGCTTCGTATTCAGAAACGGCGTCATAAAGTTGGCTACAGTAATCGTCATGTTCGTATGTTTCGATAAATTTAATACCTGCGGTCATATCTTTCCCCACCTTCTTATTTACTCATTCTCTGCCATAAATCGGCGTACTGTTGCTCTTGTGATTCATGCAACGCTTGTGCATAAGCATCTGCTGAATCGGCATCCTTGAATTTCCCCAGATATTGCCCGGTCTTGCGATAGTAGTTGATAATGTCGGGAGCCCACCATAAAGCCCTTCCGTCTTGTGTGATTGTTGGAAGCAGGTATTCTAAACCGTCTGGCATAGTAAATGAGGCAGATCTGACTGTTGCGTACTCTCCGTTAGGCATCTTCACCACCGGTCTACTATCTAGGTCTATGTTTCCGGGCGAAACCATTCCGTTCCAATCACCATCTATTACATACTTCGCCATGATTTCCACCGCCCGAAACTATTCTTTTTCCCTATCCGCAGCGATAAGTGCTTGTGCTATGCGCTCGACTGCGGATTCTCTTAACACGTTTTTCAGACTGCCCGGTTTTCCCATATTGAACGCATACAAGAGCACATGGGTAAGCTCATGCACCACGCACGCTTCTATATCTCTTCCTTCTTCACCGGCTTCCGGCGCAAGTATCAGTATGTCCGCTCTACTGATTTGCGGAGCCACACGGCACTCTCCCTCCCATGACGGCTCTGATAATTCATGCTGCTTTGCGAACCGAATAGATATATCCCAGTCCTTTATCCGCAGTATTTCTACCCATTTCTGTAATAATCTGTCGAGATCTTCTGACATATTCGCACCTCTTTTTTTATTTTTTATTATTTTTCGGGAAATTGCGTTTTGTTGAATCTAATGAATCATGCGCTTCTATGGCTTCGGAATAGGGACTCCTTTTGATTCTTTATAGTTCCCGATTGGGGTATACATATAATAGATTCCTTTGTATGGGGACCCCACTCGCCCCCTCCCCCTGCCGTATCCATGGGACTCCTACCGCCCCTGACGCACCCATACCCGCCGGACGCCTGCCCATCGTCTGCGCCGCCCTGCCCCATCATCCTAGCCACCACTCCATGCTCCCCTAGCCTTGCCAGTCATTACCTTGTCACCTAGCCAGTCTATCCCGCCGGAGATGACGCCATATTGAATGACTATGCAGAATGTGGGATAGATCGCCGTGGTTGTATGATAGATTTATGCGCTAACCTGCATAAACCTATCATCTCAGCTACTCCGGCGGAACATATCAGCTTTATCCATTAGCTCCGCTATGCGCTTATCTATATCTTCGTCAGATACTGCCTTAACACTAGTATTTACCGTGTTTACCTCAGATTTATCAGCGTATCCGTGATTATTCTTCAGGTCGAAGATGATACCCGCTACATTACCTTTACCACTAATCATGCGCCGCTCCAAGTCCGATTCTATCGCGAGATTCGCGCGTTTTAGTAAATCGGCAATAGTAAGAGAGTGCAGTTCTCCGTCAATTTCGCTACGCTCTAGCACTGTATCTTGTCTGCTGACTTCATGCATGTACTTATTCATCGTGTCTTTACTTATATTGAGATACAAGCATAGGCCGCTTCTTGTCATGACTTCATCTGCTTCCTGCTTATCTGCTATCCATGTGTCTATCTTCTGCTTCAGCTCTTGAACGTTGTTCAGCTTCCGCCGACCACCAGCATGATTCAAGTCATGTTTATCTACCTTCGCTCCGTCATCCATGATTACTAGTCTAGTCAGCGCTAGCCGTATCTTCGGACGCTTGCGCCGCCAGACGCTGAGCAGTGATTTAGTTATCCCCATCTGCTCCGCTATCTTGCTATCTGATAGCCCGTCTTTAACCCATTTCCTTATCTGCTCTAGCTTATCCTCTGCTTCCCAGTCTAAATACTTCGCCCGCGGCATGCTCTTCACCTCTTTTCCGCCTCTTCCGCTCTCCGCTCCGCGCTCCCTGAAGCCCTGGAAGCTCTATTAGCTTTACAAGCTCTTGTGCTTCCGCTCTGTCTGCTCTGATTGCACGTAAAAAGCGCCGGGCGGTACGTCATCAGACGCATCACCGGCGCTTACTTATATGTATGCCATCTCGCATACTATCTTACTATAGTATTATACCATGTTTTCTCCCGATAAATTCGCATAATTTTTGGAACTTTCCCGACTTTATCGAATAAAATAGCCCCTGACCGTAAGATTGGGGGCTTTCTTATATATGTATTACTTAATCTCTACCTTTTCTCCGTCTCGTTCCGCGTAGACTTTATATCCCAGCGCGTTTAACAGATTAACAAGTTCCAGCGCTCTTATAGTACCGGCTTTCAGCTTACGACCGAAGTTATTTTTCTCCGCTCCGATTCTGCGACCTGCTTCCGCTTGTGACATGTTGCCATTCTTCACAAGCGTCATCTTGATAAACATATATAAGTCGTTTGCGTTCATTCAATTCCCCTCCTTTCTCCGATAGTATCGGCATTTTCTTCATTATATACCATTTTGCTTACACCGTCAACAAATTAGAGCTTTATTAAAGATGATTTTACCCCTTGCGTAAGCATTTTGATTGCGCTATTATACTTGCAGAGCAAGCAAAGAGCTTGCAGGGCAAACGAATTACAATTAGGAGGCACACATCATGACAGTAGACGAAGAACTCGAATTAACAGCAGAAAGCACACAGCTTCGCGAAGTAGCTGAATCTCTCCACAACCTTGCGGCAGACGCGGAAGCAGCCGCTAGACTCAGCAGCAAGCACGGCGCAGAGTTTGATTACATCGCGAGCTTCATTGCAAGGCTCGCGAAAGAATGCGAGCAGTACGAAGAAGAGTTTGCAAAGGAAGCATAAGGCGGCAAGGCTTCTCGGGGACTGAGCCTCAATCAGTCCCACCCCACTTATATATTTTTGATTTCCCCTACGGGGAAGAAAGGAGTTAAGAATGACTACTGTATCCGTCCACTACGTTTTCCACGGCTTCCACTTCATGGACCACTGGGAAACGTTTGACACGGCAGACGTTGACCGCGCCGTCAGAGACGCGGAGAGAGACACGGCGATAGATATGTATGTCATTGGTGGAGTATTCCACCGGAAGGGAGAATAAAAATGAAACTACTGAAAGAAGATTACCCGGTAAACAGATTTGAGGTAAGCGCGAAAATTGCAAGTCTGTATGACCTGCTCGCTATCATCATCGGCGGCGACGCTGAAAAGTCCCTGGCGAAAGCAGGGAACGTGGTCCGCGAATGTGTAGACGCCTACGGCGGCGAGTATACCGCGCTTTCATCCGCCGATTGGAGAGACTTTGTAGTATCTGCCGGACTGACTAAAACAGCGGCGATCAAAGTGGCGGCGGCTATTGAGTTGGGTAAGCGGCTAGATTCCGCGTATGACAAGCGCACTCGTGAAAACTTCGGAAACCCTGAAAATGTTTCCCGTTTCTTCATGGAACGGCTCCGGCATGAGACGCAGGAGCATTTCTGCGTCGCCTACACGAATGTTAAAAACCGGCTGATTGGTTGGAAAGAAATCAGCATCGGCGGGCTGAACGCCGCACCCGCTGACGTAAAAGAAGCGATGAAGTGGGCAATTCGATATAAAGCCTACGGCTTAATCCTCGTGCATAATCACCCATCCGGCTATCCTGAACCGTCGAAAGAGGATATAGAACTCACGAAAAACTTCGCGGAAGCCGCAAAATTTGTAGATTGCGAAGTCCTCGACCATGTAATCATCGGTGACGGCATCTACACAAGCCTTCACGACCGGGGCGTCATTTAAAGTTTCTGAGGGGCTGAACCGCATCAGCTCCATCCCACCTGCTATTTATTTGCTATTCCCGTGAAAACGGGAGAAAGAGAGAGAACTAAAATAAAAGCGGTTATCATTACAGAACGATAGCCGCTTTTATATTGCTCTAAATACGAATTAGCCCGCGTGCCGCACACTCAATAGCAAAGAGTGTCATGAGTTTGTCGCGGCGTCTGTAATACGTCATTTTATCCATGTGCAGGGCATCTACAGACGCCTGCCACGTGTGATGCTCCCAGAACGACACTTCTATGATACGCTGATCGTGCCGCTCCAGCATGTTCATAACCTTGTCAATCGCTGCGAGCCACGTTTCCGGCTTCTGAACCTCGCCGCCTGATATCGTTACCATTCTCAAGGGCGTGAGGTTTTTTAATGCTTCCGTCTGCGTCGGGTCCGATACAAATCCCTGCGAGCGTCGTTCAGGTGCGCCGCTTCTCCGTTTCATCTCTAGTCTCTTTTCGTAAACTGCCTTTCTGATGTTGTGATAGTTGGCGATGTGCCACCTAACCGACCTTAGAGCCCCTTCTCCAAGGTCATACACCTGTCGATCCTACGCCTCCACGCCTTTCTCCGCTTGCACTGTCATCATCAGTCTTAAAAAACTTGACGAAAACTCCCTGCGCGATGCGATCCCCGCGTTTGATGAAAAATGGTTCATCCCCAGTGTTGCGATAGCAGATTAAAATCTGATCCTTGTAATCTGCATCAATCACGCCCACAGAATTAACAAGCTCCAGCCCGAACTTTATGCTATAGCTAGAGCGTGGGAAGATGAGTAAAACGTCATCTTCCTCCATCTCTACCGCTATATTAGTCGGTATAACACGCTTCTCGCCCGGCTTGATTTCCACCGGCACTGCGGAACAAAAATCGTATCCTGCGCTATGCTTCGTCGCGCGGATCGGCAATTCCGATTTCATACACTGATCCAATTTGCTAAACTTTCTCATGATTATCCTCCTTCGCGTCCGGGACTATCACAACGAAAGCCCCGGTCTTTTTCAAAATGTCACGCAGTACATAGTAAGATAGCCCGGAAAAGCAGGCAGTTACGAATGCACACGCGACAACGAACCCGATTGCAATATCATCCGCCATTATCTTCCTCCCTTGATGTACATGTAGTACAAGCCCAAAACTAAAATCACGATCAGGGTAGACACATATTCGATACAGTTATACAGACTTGTTTCCATCTGCTTCTCCTTTCAATTCAATGACAGTTACGGCGTCAGGCGTATCGAAAATGTCATCAATGCAGCGAGTGTAGTCTAAGTCTCCGTAAATCGCGGCGACTTCTCGATCAAGTAAGGCGTCAGGCAGTTCCTGAACGTCTCTGTCATCCCATCTGCGAGCATAAAGCAGCATGCCGCGCTCTTGCCCGACCTCCTCAGCGTCGTAGATTTCGATACCTTCATAATTTTTTGTCGTCAAAATCCCGATCAAGTTTCTAAGTTTCATTCTCTATTCTCCTTTTGAGTTCCGATTTAACCGCTTCCCAAAGTTCAAACCATAGCTTCTTATCCCATTCAACTCCCCAGATGTCAAAGTCCATTCCTGCAAAATTATCAGAACGTCTCTTGTTTTCGCTTTCTGCGCGTTGGAAGTCCATATCCAACACTCTAAGCGTGTGCGTGGTTATGAACGGAACCAGTGGAAGGATGAAGCCAACCGTATCGCCAACGGTATACGTCATTCTCCCCAAAGCGTACCGCTCCGCGCTAATAATCATCTGTTCCATCAGATCGTCAAGTGGCAGCATCTTTACTTTACTCATGCTTGTACTCCTCGCATTTACCACTGAAATCAGACACCGCATAACAATAGTACGGATGCCGTTTCATATAGTCTTTCAATGCCCTGAAATGCTTGCTTTTCTTGCATCTTCGGCAAGATTCATTTGTGCAGTCTGATTTACAGAAGCACATATCGAACGATCCGCCGTTCTCGTCTTTCCAGTAAAACATATCTCATTCCCCCATGCATCCCACCCATCGAACCGCTCGCGGGCGAACAATTCGATGAACGGCGGGTAACTTACTTTCTCTATCATTTCTCGCATCTGTACGGGCTTCCTTGAGTGTTCTCTCTTTTCTTCGAAGAACCCAGTCTTTCCTTGCTGACGTTTTCCGTATATGACTTTGTACGGAAGTTTCCCGCGGATGCCGAACAAACAATGTTCAGTCAACCCGCGGAAATATTGCCCTAGCCCTATTCGGTCTTTCATCCACGTGATCGTGGTAACGTAGCGAAATCCCCACGCATCCATAACTTCAAGTGCGTCACGAAGAAAATTGTTCGTTGTCCATAAATACAAATGGGCGTTGTCTTCTGCCAGATCCTGCACCATAGTGGCAAGGGCTATGATTTCCTTCGCTTCCATAAGCGGATAATGGGCATTAGCCCCACGCCCACCTCCCCCATTCTCCGCCCATGGTGGGTCAGCATAAATCGTATGATACTTCATACCTTCCTCCCATAAAGCCGCTCTGTTCTTTCATCAGCTTCCTTTATTTTCTGCCGAATTGCAGACTTATTAAGTCCAATTTTATAAACAAGGCTATCCATTGCGTTCTGGCAGTCCGCTAGCGCCTGAATGAGGTTGTCCCGTGCATCCTGCGGCGTCGTGTCAGTCTCACAATGCCATGGGAGTGTTGCTCGTTCCCACTGTGAAATCGCACGGATAAGATCGGCGGCTTCTTCTTTAGCGATGTCGCAATTCGCTGCTATTCCATAACACATCACTATGTCCTTATTCATCTGTTTTCGCCTTTATAAATGTTGTTGGTTTGGTACGAATATGCCGTTAGTGCTTCAAAGTCAAGTCTAGCTTTCATGAGGGATCCACTCGCTCTAATAGAGTTGTGCATGTCATAAACCTGAAGATTTGTAATTCTCATTCTTCGTCTTCCTCCTCATCAGCATAAAACAGTGCTTTAAGACACTTGTAGTCCATTTTGATCTTCACAAGATCTTCTGTGATATCAATATTGAGATACTTTGTCGGCATATGAAAAGCTACAAGCGTATGATACAGATCTCCGATAGTATCAAACAGATCATCAAAAGAGTTTCGCTTATACATTGCCATGATATTTCCATTGTTATTAAGGTCAGGCTGTACTACCTTGCACACACGCCTAAAGTCATCAATGATTTTTGTTCCATCAGTTCTCATTTGTTTTTCTCCTTCTCTAAGAAATCAATAATATCTTCTATAGCACCCGCATAGTACCTAAAAGATCTCATCAATCTAAACCTGTTATGAACAGGACTCCATGCAAGCATTTCACTGTCAGGTGTACTTCCTGCTACCTTTAAGCACTTCTGTAGAAGATGTTTCATATTCTCCTTATCATCCCCTTTAAGTGCCAAAGAGTAGACAGCAGTTGCAGCATCACACCATACAGAAGAATGAATATGAAAAGCATGAAGTCGACTCAAAATCAAATAGTCAATATCATCATACTCTTCTGGAAAGATGTATATTGTATCGACACCATTCACATTTTTAATGAACATCTCTTTTCTCCTTCTTCTCAAAATATGGGTCTAGAAGATAAAAGCTAGGATAAGGGTTCGGCAAGATCTCACCCTTTGTCCAGATGACTGCAATCAGCAAGTAGAAGCATCCGAAGCAAAAAGCAATAGACACAGCCCAGAACATACCTACGACCAATGCATGCGGGAAATAATAGCCCGCATACAGAAAGACAGCAGTTAAGATAGCTGAGATAATTCCGATAATGATGCACTGTTTCTTAGTCATCTTCTGGCTCCTCTGGACTAACCTCAATCAGCAGCTGGGTCTTCACATGCAGTTCAACAGAATCATCACCATACATATCTGTCTTATCAGGAATGTGTGCAGTAGCCCCCGGATGAATTGTGACAACGTTCAGATTTTCAACCTGCTGTTTGAGTAAGTAGGCTCTCTGTCCAAATCCAAAAAGAACATCCTTTTTGTTACCAAAGACCAGCCTAGAATAATTGTCTGGGTCAGAATCCATAAGACCAATAAGATAGTTATCTGGAATGACCTTTAAGAATTCTTTAAGTTTCATAATGTTCTCCTTCTTTCTACAAAACAACGACCTTTTTATCATCAGATTCCCACTCTACTTCTGGGTCAAGGTCATATTCTATGCCATAGTAGAGTCCACCACCATCTCTATACTGCGCACCAATATCACAGTCTAAGCAATCATGCTTCTTTGCCCATTCATAGAGTTCCTTGACTGTCATTTGCTTTCACGCTCTCCCAGCTCTTTGAGCTGATTAGCATACCATGCGATCTTTCCGGCGGTTTCTGCTTTGTCCCCTTTACGACCAAATCTGTAGGCGTACTTCAAGATATTGCCCCACAGAAAGCCTTCGTACTGCTCTCTATGCATCAGATGATTGATAATGTCAATGGCTTCTGGAATACCCTTTACTCGATAATGCGGCGGATTGATAGCGTCTGTCTTAATCTTGTTATCTTTCATTGTTTTTCCTTCCTCTAATAATGTAATATCTCTTTCTGCGTCAGAACGCCGGGGATAATAGTGTCCTTCTAATGTGAAAGAAGAATAAGTCCCGCCTAAAGAGCCATCCGTCCATTTTACTGTGATAGGGTAAGGATATTCTGAACCAAGAACCTCATCTACAACGCCAACACCAAACCCGCGAGACCGAACCCTGTCGCCAACTTTAAATTTTCCCTCTTTCTTATCTTTCTTTGGCGGAATAGCATCTTTCATTTCTTCTCCTTCCTTTAGAGGCTCTCTAGCTATAGATATGCGAGTATCATCCGTCTTAATCCATCTTGATAAATAACCATCTTCTGTGAATGAGTTGACCGCTTCAATAAGGCTAGTGGTACTATTATCCCACTTTACTACGACAGGGTAGACAGAAGGATGCTCATGTACTTTTATTACAGTACCGTAACCATGAAACGGGGCATACACTCTGTCTCCCACTTGAAATTTAGATGCGTCATCCCTGTTCATTCCTTTTTGTTCTCCTTCATTTCTTCGCACGGTTCTATCTCTATTTCGATTTTATCGCCCCATTCCACCTCATGAAGGCTCACCTTTTTTACCCAATAATTGTCATATTCATAATTGGTGACAAATACAGCTCGGTTAGAATATACCTTTTCTTTTGTGCCGTCACAGTTGACGACGTACACGTCGATATATTCGTAACCATGGATACGGTCAAGCAGTTCTCTAAAGCTACCCTTCCTAGAATTTCTTTTTACTTCTATATACAGTCTGTTGTAACTAGGAAAAAACGTTCCGACTTCCATGCAAAGCACATTCTCTGGAATAACGTCAAAAGGGTGCTTTCTTTTGAATAGAACGTTAGTGTCCGGAGCTCTAACTATCCATAAAACTATATTGTTGTCAATTTTGTTCACTAATTCTCTAAGTTTCATATGATTCACCTCAAATCTAACAATCCTAAGCAAGATACTTGCCGTCTTTTTTCGCTTTCTCCCATTCCTCTTTTGAGAAAATTACCTTTTCTCCTTTCCGTTTGCATCCCCAGCAATCAGTATCAAGGATTGCGATTATATAGTTATCGTATGTTCTTACTTCGATAATCTTTTCTATATAGACATCGCACAAATTCATTTTTTGCTGACCTCTTTCACAAATCTGTACTTTTGCTTTGCATTAGGATATTTTACAGTGTCCACTTCACTCATAAACATATGCAGCGGGCGAGCGTAAATCCCGTATTTCCCATATAGGGCTTGGTAAATCACTAATTTTTCGCCTGTTTCTGTGTGTTCAGCAATAGCAATGATCTTATATTCCTTACCCTTAAAATGACGATATACTTCATTTGGTGAAGGATTTGTCCGTTCTTTCATTTTCTTCCTCCTTGTAAACTTCCCAGTCCTTTATTTATCACTCGCTAAGGTAATAACTAATTCCCCGTCATCATTAAAGTACATACGGTCTACGTGTGCATTCTTGAATTTTTCGGGGATACCCGCACTTCTGTCTCCGTAGTACAGGATCAACCCATCTTTGTTCTGGATGGCGATCTTGTCGAAGCCTTCATCTTTTACTTCGGCTGTTCCCAAAATTTCTTCTACTGTCAGCGTGTTATCGCGTTCGGCAAGCATCAGCGCCTGGAGAAACTTGTCTTCAAGTCCTCCCACCTCTTTTGCGCTGCGTTCGACTTCTTTCTCAGCTGCATACTGGCAAAGTCTCATCGCCATTATATTGGCGATTATCGGCATGTCGATTTCGTCTACGATTTTCGCAAGTCTCATACTTCTGAGCTTGATTTCATTGATGAGACGCATAATTCTTTTGCCGTCTTCTTTCTCGTACTGTCCGTTAAGCTTAATCTCTTCCATTTTGTTCTCCTTTGCATGTTATATTAGCCAAAACATCAATCAGATAATCCATCATCATTTACTACTTCCGTCTGGAACTGCCCCAAAAATTCTTTCATTGGAATGGCCATGCACCGGCTTTCTCCCCACTTCCCTGTCTGATGGAACAACACAATCCTCACGGGCTTTTTCGTGTACTTCTTTTCAAAATCGGCCACGTTGTCCACAGTAACCATGGTGTTATCAGCTTTTTTGATAAACCAGCAGCCCGGCTTTACGCTCTTTTCTGTCAAATTCATATTCTATTCCCAAGCTTTCCACTTTATGTTGAAATAATAATTCGCGATTTCCGGATATTCATTCAGAAACTCCTTCGCCGTGCGAAGAGATTTGCATTCGCCAGCCGCGTCGTTCTTGTGTGCCACCTCATTATCGAAGCAGCAGAATTCATAAAACGATTTCTTCTTCACGAAGCTTACCTGATTGCACCATCTGGCAAGAGCGTTGTACATCCCTTCCCACTGACTTCCACGATACGGCGCGCCAACCGGTGACTGATA